TAGATTGGGATAATTATAAAAATTATAGAATTGTAAATAGTGTTATTGTAAAAAAAACTAAAGAAGAAATAAACAAAAATAATATTAAAAAAAACATCATGAAAAGAGAAATCATTAAAAAAAAAATTGGAGGGATGAAAAATGGGAGCTTAACAAATAAAGTACCAAAAAAAATAGCAGGAGAAATACCATGGAAAACGGAAATGGAAAACAAGTCACTAGAAGGAATGATGTAGGAAATAAAATATTAACGGCTGTAATATCAGCTATGGTAATTGCAATAATGGGAATGACTATCTCAGTTGCAAGCCAAGCAACTGCAAAAGCTAACGCTAATTGTATATCATTAAAAGCATTAGAGATCGCCCAACAATTTGTTAAAGAATATACTTATACAGCTATTGACGAAATTAAAAGTGATATTAAAGAAATAAAACGAGCAGTAGTAAAATAAAAAGATGTCTAAAAACAAAATGGATATATTTGAGGAAATCTTCTTATTTTTAATCGATGTACCTTCTATACGTTGGAAACTAAAAAAAATAATAGATTCCAAAGATACTGTAGATTTTGCTTCGTTAAATGTAAGTTTAAATAAATTAGAATTAGAAATAATACGAAGAAAAAAGGAGGCTCGAGATGAATAAGACAGTTGCTAAAGTAGTAGTTTTACTGGCATTAGTAATATGTGTCATAATATTTTTCAAGACGATTTTTTTTGGCGTTGTAGTAGGTGCTTTAGCGTCAATAGTTTATTTTTCTTTAACAGGAAGTACATTAAACTGGAAGAAGAAATAGAATGGAAAAACCTGCAAACGGAAAATTCAGCCTTAAATACTTTTTGTTTGGTAAAGGATTACCGGACTGGATATCTGCATGGGGGAGTGGGTGGCGTATAGTAATGACACTTACTATATTATTCTTTATAGTAATTACTATATATAGGGCATTTTTTAAGAAAGATCAAACTCAATCTCAACACTTGAATGTCTGGCCTCTAAGTTTCTCAACAGTAACATATACTCCGCAACAATCTCAAAAACAAGTAGGGAAAAAACGCGCTTGGTGGTTACCAACATTCTTCGCGGAAGGGTATGGCTTTTCAGAAACTTCTAATAATGCTACTTCTAGAACTGGTATCGGAGCTAGAATCGGTGGGCGATTTGAATTATAAAGTATTATATGCCTAAATCAAACAGAAATGGCGTATTTTGCCACGTTAAAATTTAGGCATATAATTTCTTTGATTCATTGCCTTATTAGCACCACGCTAATCCTTGTTAGAAAAAGTGACATTGTACGTGCATTATCGTAATAATATTTGCAATGTTGCTATAATTGCAAAACCTCTCCCTAATTCCTCTATCCATACAGAATATCTTAGCTTATATTTATTGACAATATAGTTTAAGCCTCCCATAAATACAGCTAAGATAACTGATCTGGCAATTAACATTAGCCAACAGCCTGTAATTATAGCGTAAGGGAAATAAGCTAATCCAATAAACAATCCATGTAAATAAAAATTATCCTCTGGATACATCCAATTTATTAATCTCGCCAACATATCTTTAATTGGATTCTTACTGTTATCATAATATGTTGTAAGACTTGCTCCCAACAAGCCGTAAGATATGAGATGGATATACCCAGGCACTTTTAGTTTAAGCACGAATAACACAGAGATGATTGCTACTAATGGAATGAGCCAATCTCTCATCCAAGATTTGAATGGTTTACCGTATCCACCCATTCTGTAAAATATTGCGCTGATACACGATAGAAAAAATGTCATTAATCACCTCCTCTTAGCTACTATTAATTAACTGGAGTAACTCTTATCTTAGTTTCTCCGGCTTCTTTGTTATTCAATACACCAACAAAAGAATTAAACTCTGCATATCCTTTTTGAATAATTAAATTACCTTGACCGTCTGAGCTAATGCTTGTTACGAATGGTCCGGCTGTTGAACACCCAACGATTGAAAATAAAATCACTGATAACACTATCATCATTATACCTTTATTCATATTTCCCTCCTTTTTTACATTCCACTATTTACATTCCATGTTTTTCTATTATAGCCTAAGTAGTTAGCATTGTTGTAAGGGTTGCCGTCATTAGACGTATCTCTGTAGTGACCACTAACATAAGTGCCGTTACTTCTTGAGTATCCGTTTATCCACTTAATTGCTGCAAAACAGTTACCCATAATCATCATCGAGATTAGAACCAACCAAATTATTTTCATGAACACCTCCTTATTATCTGTCATACTATTTAATGAAATTTATAGCCTCTTGTAAACCATTTCTAATTTTTTTCCTCTCAATCGGAGTATCTGCTTGTAAAAGATTGTACGCTATATTCTTCCGCATTTTACTTTTAACTATTCCGATCACCTCATCTTTTGTAGATATTTCCCCCAAGATACTGAGTAACTTCTTTTTCGTCATATCATCCTCCTTTTTTCACTCTACCACCTTCAATTTATAAACATTACCCTTTAACTCTGCTGTGATTATATCTCCTGTTTTGATTGATTCCTCTTTTGGTTTTATGAGGGTGTACCAGTGTTGCTGACCTATTATCCACCCAGTACTAGCATTCTTACGCAAAATAAAATAACCTACCCCATCATTAGAACTATCTATAGCTCCTAACACTTCTCTTATATCTCCATACTCATCCTCAACCTTATCATGTCTCCTAACAACATCATTATTCCTATCCACTCCACATTTAGCATAGGCTACTATTTTGGCGTTGACATTTTCTAAGTCTGCTTTTGACCAAGAAGCACCACTAAATTCAGTTTCTTCTGCTCTTTTCAATATTCCACAACAACTACCACAATTTATTCTTTCATTTCCAACATAATCCACTCTACGATAATAACCCTCATTCCCTTTCCACACACACCCAACCTCGAATTTCTGTTTGTTTGCTTCAAATGTTTTATTCACAACCCCTCCTTTTTAATTTATAACGCCAAGTTAATGTTTCTTGTTAAGAAAACCCCTTAAACCTTCTGACATTGTGCTATTATCATTAAATTCTTCTTCCACTTCTTCTTCCACTTCCGATAACCTTTCCCCAAAGTATGGGGTTTTAGCCAAGCCCTTTAAAACTATTTTATCAACTGGGATACATTCAATCTCTACCACCTCAAACAAGCACTCCTTAACTTCAACCCTTTCACCAACTTTCCATGGAATAAGTTTCCCCTTTACGTTAAGAATCTCTTTTTTTGTTAAATCATAAATGTGTCCATTATCACTGTTCATTATCTACCTCCTTTTTAATTTATACCAATAACGCCAAGTTAATAATAATGCTATTACTAGAGATATAATTAGTATCATTTGTTTATTTCCTCATAAAATATAATCTTTAATAAATCTTCTTTTGTATTCCATTGCTTACTGTATAATAACAACTTGAGATTATAAATATTCATCCAACTCCCTCCTAAGGTTGTTTCATCATATTCAAAAATTACTTTTATCTTCATACATCCCTCCTTATAATTAGTATCATATTAATAGTTCTGGGTTTTCATATATGTTTCCGATTATTCCGACTTCAGGCTCAATCCTAAATGTTATAAATTTACGACCAAAAGATGTCGGTTCATAAAACCCAAAACAAGCATAATCGTGATTCCATTCAATCTTCGAAACATTACGATATTCTTTAACCACATCCCCCTCATATATCTCCTTATCGTTTTTATCTTTTAATCCTGTGTATTGCATAAGTTCCCATTTATGATAATCATCTAATTCTTGATGACCAACAAATCTCCTGAAATCATAGTGGCTTCCATCATCAAATACAATCCCAGTTTGTACGTTGCAATACATTATCTTATCTACTTTATCCCAAGCTCTAAACTTTATCTCTCTCATACATCCCTCCTTATTTAAAGGTCGGTGGCAGGAATTTAACCTGCTTTGATGTGTGTCTTACTGGTGGTTCACACTCTTAACCATTTAAACCAATTCAGCGTTTCCCAAACGCCACACCGACCCATTATTTTCTTAATCCACAACCCTTTTTTCTTCTTCCTTTATCCTTCTAGTAGACAAGGCATTGTCAATCCAATATTTGTTATGAGCTGGGATTAACTTTTTATGTTTTTCTTTTAGTTTATACATTTAAATACCCTCCTTTTTTAATTCAGTTTGTTGAACAAGTTGCGTAATACCTTCTTGCAATTTCATATAGTCTTTACTCTTAATCGTCGTGCTTAACTTCATGTTTACTTGGCAAATGCCATCTCTTTCAAATAACTTAAATTCCCATTCATATAATTTCATTTTTGCTCCTTCCGCATATTGCGTATTTGCTCAAGAATAAACTTCTCGTGTTACACAAATTATTATCAATTTTTTTACATCTAACATCTTTCCCAGTTTCTTCACAATAGCTTATTAAAGACTTTCTCCCTTTAACCAATTTAGTCCTTCCATCTCGCTTGATTATCTTCTTGCATTTTGGGCATTTAAAATAACTCATTTCCTACACAAATTATTATCATTTCTTATTGATACCGCCAAACAAGCGTGGCATAGAGCATATTTATTGTAGCTGTTTAGTTGCTTTCCACACTTACAATGAGTTTGGTTTTTCCTTCTCAATAGGTTTATATCTTTTCTTCTAGCCATTAAAATAATCTCCTTTCTTGATCTATTCTTTTATTTGCAATCTTTATATAATTCGGATTTAATTCTATTCCGATAAATTTTCTACTAAATTTTTCTGCTACTACTCCTGTTGTTCCTGAGCCACAAAATATATCTAAAACAGTTCCTCCTATAGGACATCCAGCTTTAATCGGTGTTTCTATAAGTTCTTCAGGAAATACAGCAAAGTGAGCTTCTTTAAATGGCTTAGTTGTTATTTTCCATACTGTTCGTTTGTTGCGACCGGGTTTATTTATTAGATTTTTGAAACTTCTTCTTGTTTGAGCAGGGTCTTTAGATTTATTTCCCATATTTGCTTTCATAAAATCTTTAGTATTTTCTGTTTTTACTTCTTTTCCGAATCGACTATCGTTTATTGTAGTTTCTGACATTGGTTCATACTGAGTTTCAAATCGATACTTCTTATTCTTAACGAAGAAAAACATCTTCTCAAAATCTACTGTAAACCTATCTTTAATACTTGACGGCATACAGTTTGGCTTATACCAAATAATTTCATTCCGGAGTATCCACCCTCGATTGCACATTTCTATTGCAAAGCGAGAGGGAATTTGGCATAGGCATTTACTTGGTAAAAATACTTTACCTTTTTTAATTGAATAAGTATCTCCTAAATTAACCCAACAAGTACCATCTCTTTTTAATACTCTTTTAGCCTCATCAAATATTCCGCATAGCCTCATTACATATTCGTGGAATGTTGGTTCTAATCCTAATTGGAAATCTATTTTTTTCGCGCCGCAATCAGGGCAAATATTTTTCCACCTCGGCGCATCTGTTCCTTTTCTATTTCCGTCTTGTATCGGGCTTGATTTTAATGAGTAATCATACCTACTTTTTTTCTTTGCATTTGCATGAGTGCAGTTTTTATTGCCTCCTTTCCACGTAGCTGTTCCATAATCTCTTAATCCCCAATAAGGCGGAGATGTAATAATACAATTTATGCTTTCGCTTTTAAAAGTTCTTAATACTGTCAACGCATCGCCCTTAATTACCAAATTTACCTCCTTCGCTTATAATCTAAACACCAATTATGTTTGGTGTATTTAATAAATATCTTTTTCTTTTTGCAATAATATCTTTTGTTTGAGAATAGTTTTTTAAATAAAACATATGAGCTATATAAACAATCTTTACAATTATATTTACTAATCATTGACTACTGTTCCGTTAAACATCTCTACTATTTTTTTTACTAATTCATTCTGCATTGCTTTTCTATGAAGATATAGAGATTCAAACCTTCTTTTTTCTGTCGGAGATAAAGAATTCCATGAAGCTTCTAGAGGATCCTCAAACTTTGTTTGGAAATTATTTATTACATTTTTCCATTTCTTTTGGTCTGCTTTTAAATCACTCTCGTTTTCAGAGATATACTTTAATGCTTTAGAAAACCTTTCATATGCTTTTTTAAACTCCGCTATTTTATTCATTGTAATTTTTCCTTTCGTTTTACATAATATTCTTTGTTGTATTTTTTAATCATATCTTTTAAATTTGATTTTTTTGTTAGAGCATATGTTGCTTTAAAAACCATTAATTCTTTTTTCCGTTCTTTAAAAAATATTGTCATATGGGATTTTGCGCTTTCAAAAAACTTTCTTTGATGTTCTTCTAGCTTATGCTTATTTTGTTCATAGAATGCTACTTTACACGTCATATATGGCGCATTGGGTTCATTAGATAACGGAATAATAGCGTGCTTGGGTATCTGTTGAAATACATCAATAATATACTCAAATGATTCCGGCATAGTTTCATCTCTTACTTTAGAGATATGTTTTAAATATTTGTAAGCCTTATCTTTTATTCTTATCATTTTCATTTTACAATTCCTTTTTATTTGTTCAGCAATCGTTCCATGCTAGGTTTTTTTCTTTGTTCAAAATTTCCTTCAAATGTAGCATTTTTTTGATGTAACATTTTTGAGGGTAAAAATGCTGTTTTACCCTCAAATCAGCGATTTCCGCGTAACGCGTAACGGTTTAGCAAAACTGCATTTTCTTTTGGTATCAAACACTTATGTAAATTTCCTAAACCGTTATACCGTTACAATCCCGCACGAAATAACCGTTTTTTCATAAATATTGAACTTGAAAAAGGTGTTTTTAAGGGTAAGGATATATGGAAAAATAGTTTGTTCGTGCGGAAACGTAATGCTGTAACGGTTTAGCAAAATCAAAAAAACTATTGATTTTATTGAAAACGGAAAAAAATAAACCGTTATACCGTTACGCACCCCCAAAAATCTATGCTGAACGCTTTTAACCCTCAATTAACTCCTTTGAAACACTCTCATCATCCTCTACAGCTTCTACACTCTCACCCTCATTGTCGATCAATCCTTCAGGAGCATCTGCAACTTCTGGATTTATTATTGAACCAGTTATTGCATTATAAAATGTATCTTTATCACAAGGAAACTTACTATATATATCTTCTATCTTAGGTAGAAATCCTAATGTAGAACTTGACCACTCTAATCCTCGTCTAGATATTCTAAATTGTGAAGCTTTACCTCTACCGCCTGCACCTTTTTCAGAATACTCAATAAGATTTGCCCTCATTAAAACATACATCCATTTCTTAACCTTATCTACTTTCCAATCCATATATTCAGCAATATCTTTATATTTAAAAATAAACTCATTCTCATAACTTTCATCTTCTTCTGGCTTCCAATTATCACTCATTGTTTTAATTGCTTTCCAAAGCTGTTCTGCTGATGGGCCTATTTCATATATAGTATATGTCAATATAGATTCCGCTACTGTTTTAGCTACAAAATAATCTGCTAATGTAGAGATTAAATGTATTGTTCCGTCAGGTTGCTTTTTTTGTTCTCTATGGAATTGGTGTAGTATTGTCACTATTTCAATTAGCACTCTAAATCTTTCCCTATCTCTTCTTATTCTTACAGGTTTATCAGGGAACACAGAAAATACCTCTTTTGCGTATGGAATAATTATCTTGAAATCTGGATTAAGTAAACGTTGTATATTTTTCCAGAGATTTAATTCTTTTTCATCTAACTTAAATGTTTCTCCCATTGCCTTACGAATAGTTATATCACCTATTGCTTGTGTTAACTGTGGAGAATCATCACTAAATACTGAAAAGTTTCTAGTTTCATTTTCATCAAACATCTGCGCTTTGGTAGTTGTGATAAGAAATCCTACAGGTCCTTTAACTTTCTTTGTTATAGTTTCCATTTGACCAGAGTGTTGATCCTTAACAGGCATCATTAAAATTAAATCGCCTTCTGATTGCGCGGTTCTTATAGAATAATCAGCCGCTTCTGAGCCGGGAAGCTCATTGATAAATATAATTCTGTTTTGCATTCCGTCCTCGGGTAAATGGAAGAAAGCATTTTGCGTTGCTCTCGTAATGAAATGATAACCTTCTTCCGGTATAAGCCTTTGGATACATTGACACGAAAAAGATTTACCACTAGAAGCTTCACCTTTGACTGTTATTGATAATGGCTCTTTTGTTATTCTTGACGTATAACATAAATAAACCATTAGCCTCATTATTTCTTCTCCAACAACACCCATTTTATTTGTTAAAGAAATGACATTATATAAAACATTTTTATTCTCCGTAAGGAATTTTATTGCTTCATTCTTTTCACCTTCTGTCATTATATATAATTGCTTAGGTGCAGTTAATTTATCATGCTCTTCTTTTTCTAATTGCTTTTTAACTAGATCCTCTAATTTAATTAAATCAGAATCTATCTCGTCCTCTTGTGATGCTTTAACAAATCTTGCTCTATTAGATGCCATACTTAATTTAATAGAATCTTTAAATAATATTTTTCCTGATTTGCTTAATGTAAGAGATACTTTAAAATTTCCAGATTTCATAAATTCAAAGTTAGCTAATCTAAACTCATAATCTTTCTTTCTAAATACCATTATTTCTTTATCTCTAAAAATCATAGTAATGATGCCTTTATCTATTTGCTCTTTTCTCATCTGTGAGCTTGTTAGAGGGCAAGTTGTTTTATCACAATAATTTTGGATTATCGCATCATCACAACCATAGCTTTTATAACCACCTTTAAAGACAGAGTTTATTATTTTAATTAGAACTCTTTCAGGTAGAGGTGGTGTATTTCTCTCGTTCCAGCCTGCTATTAGAGTTTGAATATCATTCTCTGACATTCCTTTTTCTTTATAATTTATAGCTAATCTGAAACAGGCATTATCTCGATGACCTTTAGAAACTCCTTCTTTTATTTTATGTATGCAAGGTAACTCTTTGCTTGGGATATAATGTTTATTATCGGATCCTGTATCTAGCATTGTTACTTTTTTTCTTCCTAAACTTTTTCCAATAATAGTTATTTTTATTAGAGTAATATCTGTTTTTTTAATTTTAGAAAGGTCTTTAATATTATTTATAAATGTTTTATTATCATCATCTACAAAAATTGTTCTATCATTCCCGGCATCTCCACCGAACAAAGGGAGGTTAATGTAGTTTCCAAAAGGATGAGCTTCATTAACGCTGTCTTGCTTAGGAAAGATTTCGCAGATAATACCCATCTCACTCAATATATTTTCAAAAACTAATCTTGGCTTTATAGCTTCAATTTTTTCATTGAAGAAACACCAGATATGAAATCCTTTACTCTTACTTCTTTCAATATAAATATTTAATCTTAACTCTTCTAATTTTTGTTTTATTGCTAATGCTTTCTCGAAGTTATTCTCATCTAAATCTACTGCAATCCAATTAACAAACTCTTTATTGTAAATAGGATATATACCCATTCTTTGCATTCCGTCTATATGTTTTTTATATATTTCTAATGTTAGCTTTTCTTTTAGACAGAAATTATTTCGCCCATAGGCATCATCTCTTCCGGAAAAGAGTTCAGAAAATTGTTTAATGTCATTCATTTTATCTCCTAAATTATAATTATTAATAATACGCCGGCGCTAGATTGCTCTAACGCCGGTTGGAAAAGATGGATTACTCAGAGTTTTCTTCTGTCAACTCAACGTCAATGTCAGCTTTACGTCTATAAAGCGAATCAAACATCTTTTTTGCAGTATCATATTCTTCGTTTGTGCATCTCCTAACGAATTTAATAATAGGTACTGCATAAGTTCCTTTTGTTCCTTTTTCAATCTTTGAGGAAAGATTATATACTCTAGCAAACATATCTTCGCCAGAATACCTCGCCATTGAAAGGAATGTTTTCGCTGTTTTAATTGCTGTTTTCATCATCGACAATGAGAGTGGGAATTGTTGTAGTCTATCAACAAGTATGCAAGGAAAATTGTAAACCTGCGAGAATTTAGGTGGCTCTTTTCCTTCCCAAGCTGAACCGGGAACCTCTTCAACAGGTTTATCTAAAAATTGCTCATATTCCTCAATAGCCATTGTTACTTTAATGTTATCTCTAGACATCATTACAAGCCCGCGCTCAAGATCAAATTGAGCTCTGGTTTTAAACATGAACAAAGGAATTATTTCTAATTCATCACCAAACACTTCATCAGTTAAGTTATTAAATAACTCTCCCATTTTTGCGTTTCCATCAACGCATACTTGAGATAATCCTTGAGCAAGCCCAAGCCGAGCTATTTTAATATCTCCTTCGTCCATTGCCTCAAAACCTGCCGGAACGTGTGATTTGTCTGTTCCTCCTGATACTCTTAATTCGAGATTCTGTGATTCGTTAGATGTTACTTCATTCTTTTTTTCTTCACTCATCTTACCCTCCTTTTTACTTCATTAATGTTATGGCTAACTCTGGTTTAAAGAAATATTTAAATAGATCATCCGGAATTTGCTCTCCTTCTTTTAGTAGACCAGAGATAAAGGAAGATAAGGTTTTATTATGTATAGCTGACTTAATCATATCTGACCTGCCGCAATCCTCAGCAATCCACCTTAAAGCTTCTTCTTTTTTATCTTTGTCAACACTAACATAGAGCGTTTCTTTTCGGACAGCAGAACAATTCAAAGTATTGCTTTTAAATGACTTTAAATCTCTGTTCTCCATATACTCTATTAGAGCTAATTCCGCTTCTTGTTTCACCTTTTTTGCATCTGACAAGAGTACAGTAAATTCTTTTTCTCTTGTTCTAGCATCAAGGACTAACTGAAGTAACTCTGTTTCATTCATTCAACTCACCTCCTAAAACTATTCTTTTGATATTGTCCAGATTGCTTTTCCTTCTTGATTCTTGAGCGTAATCTCCCCTTTTGCATAACGCTTATCAGAAACATAACTAGCGTTAATTTTCCGCGATGCAGCTACTTTTGCGCTAAAGTTATCTCTTGCTGGTATTGGCAACGTTGTTGTCATATTCTCGTACGTAGCAGATAGAACATAGATTCTCATTTTTCCTCACCTCCTTTATTTTATTTTTTCATTCCACACTAATCTCATATCAAAACCTTGTTCCAAACAATATATTTTATGTTCTAAATTATCTTTCTTAATCTCAATTACTCTATAATTTTCATATGGCTTATGCATAGGAGCGCAACCTAAAATAAGCCACATGAAAACTACACTTAATAATAAACATACCAATATACACAAAAAAAGAAATAGCTTATCCATTATATTTCTCCTTTATTATTGTCATTATCTTATCAATAAACTCATTCAATGTTTCTTGTTTATCAATATATAATAATGATTCTCCACCGGCAATCATGAACGCTGTCATTTGATAACTTTGATATAAAGTTAATGCACCGTCAGCACTCTTGAATTCAATAGCGAATGGAACTCCTTTGATAACTAAGAAACCGTCAAATGGTTTTTTATTTCCGAGATTGAGTGTATCTGGTATTTTATACCAAAAGCAATTAGGGTCTGCTTTCGCTATCTTATCCTTAAACTTTTGATATAATTTTCTTTCACTCATAATCCATCTCTCATTTCTTCATCTTCGATCAACCCTCTTAACAATGCTAGATATACTCTTGCATCTTTAATCCTACTTTCAATTGGCTCTTCTGAAAAAGTTTGATTGTTTCTGATATAACTGCAAATAGAATCTAAATGTTTTTTGAGATATACCCATAATACTAACTTTGCATCTATGTTTAATTCTTTACCTAATCTTTTAAAATTATCTAATTTATCGCCTTGAGTATATTCTTTACCTTTTTCTGAGCTAACCTTGATCTCTTCTTCTACCATGTTTTTATATAATTTATGAAAATATTCTGCATCCATACTTACCTCCTTTTTTTACTTGCTATAAACTTTTTCATTGCTTCTCTAAAGTAAGGCAAAAAAGAATTATAACAATCATTGCACAAACCATGACTATTTAATGGAGTTGGTAAATTTTCCTCTTTCTTTCCACATTTACGGCACTTAGTTCCTTTATTCATTATTGCCCCTTTAACATGTTTAAACATGATTCTGATAGGTTCTGTTTGGTTTTTAATGCCTTATATATCACTTCATCAATAGAGTTCTTAGCAAGTAGTTGAAAGTATGTAGTATTATATTTTTGACCAATCCTGTGGCATCTGTCGCACGCTTGGACGTATTCCTCATAACTATAAGATAACGAATACCAAATAGAATAACTACACTGTTGGAGATTTAATCCATGCCCTCCTGATTTCGGATGAGCTATTAAGAAACGTTTTTTCCCTGCTTGAAAGTCTTGTATATTTTTAATCTTTTCTTTCTGAGGTATTGTGCCGTTTAATAATACAGCATCATCTCCTAATAAGAGCTTTAGCTCTGCTGATTCCCAATGGTATTGTATCCATATTATTATTTGTTTATTTTTAGGTATTGAGTTTATTGTTTCAGTTAATACTTTAATTTTTGAATCACTTACTTTAACAGGAATCCCATTTATATTTATTACGAATCCTCCTGTTATCTCTCTAAGCTTACATATCTTTGATAATTCATTAGCGGCTAGAGTAATACTATCTTTAAATTCTAAAACATTCTCTTTCTTCATTGATTCATATGCTTTCTCTTGCACCTTATCCATATAGACTAATCTAGTTTCAAATATTTGTTCTGGTAAATCTAATGCATCTTCTTTTTGTAAAGAGAATGCTTGTCTTGATATTCTATCCATTATTGCCTCTTTGGCTCCACTCATTGTGCGGTAAAGATAACCTCCGTAACCTGTTGAGTAAAAGAAACTATTTCTATATTTATAAAAATTATCACTAAGTAGCTCATCATTAACAAACGCCATTTGACCCCAATACTCTAATAAATTATTAGGCGCTGGAATACCGCTTAAACATATTCTATGTTTTATTTTATTTTTATAGTCAAGAATAGTTTTAGTTATCGCTGATGAGTGTGATTTTATTTTAGCGCTCTCATCTATTATTAAACAACTTATTTTGTTCTCAATAGACGGTTTCTTTATCTTTGATAGTTTTTTAAACCCTTCAAAATTTATAATATATACATCGTAATCATTGTTCCACTCTTTCAAATTATTCCATAGCACAATTGACCTGAGATTACTCCATTTATTTATTTCTGCTACCCATACACTCTCTAATGTAGATAAAGGCGCAATGATGATTGCCGGTAACTTCCAATGCTCTATTAGTTTTATAGCTGTTAATGTTTTGCCGAGCCCCGGATCCATAAACAAAGCGTAGCTATCAAACATAGCAGCAAGAGCAATAGCTTTCTTTTGATGCTGATAGCACATTGATAAATCAGTTTTACCTAACTTATCAATCAAGCAATCATTTATTTTTATTTTATTAGCGAGGTTAACTTTTTCGTGGTACTTTTGTTTCTCGTTGCGTAATTGTTGGTATATAATCTTAGTATCTAAATCGTATTGAATATTTAGATGCTCTATTATATCTATTAATTTTCTTTTTGGGAATACCCACGAAGAGGTTGCTTTATGAAACTTATATTCTCCGATTGATTTGACTAATTCTTTTTCTTCAAACAGGCATTTTACGATTGCCGAATCATTATTTACAGATACAAACATATGAAAACTCCTTGTTTATACCGTTACGAGTATTGCGAATCAAAGCAAATGATTTTTAATAGAATGTTATTGAAAATCCATTATAACATTGCTTTTTTTCGTGTCAAGGGCTTTTTTTTACAATACTCGTAACGGTATAACGGTTTAGGTTATTAACCAATATTCAATATTTCTGGATGTTCCATTGCGTTCCTAACAAGCAATCTTATTAGCGCTGACCGCGATGCTATCTCGGGAATTTTCTTCTTTACTTTCCTATCAAGGAATGTAATTTCGCTTTGAGTAAATCCCACCAATATATTAATTTTGCGGTCTTTTGCGCTCACTTTTTTTGTCATAATCCTCCTTTTATTAATCTTTGTCTTGGTTTCCTAATAGTGTGAAAGTAATTCCATTCTTTCTCATTTCTACGAGCAAAGTGTTAACTATTTTGTTCATAACATATTCATTAGCAAAAGGTCCGTGAGTATGTATATGCCCTGTCTTATTAATTACCACTACTAAATGCTCATCAGCATCATTTAACTCTGGAATGTCATTTTTGTTCTCGCAGTTAAATGGACATTTCATTTATCCCTCCAGTTTTTGCTGCTCTATCAGCTAAATGGATTAATTGTCTAGGTATCCAACTTATCTTGAAGTTTAATACTTGCTGTTTTAATTCCATAAACTCTAGATAGAGCAATTTTGTGTTTTTGTGTTTAATCCTCCAATATCCTTTTGCTTGATTGACAACAGTTTTGCTATCAGAAAAGATATACTTTTCAGCTTTTCTATCTTTTTTATTAGCAAACCTCATCCCTGCAATTAGCGCTGACCACTCTGCCTGCATACTTGTCTTGATGCCAATATCAGCACAATACCTATAATTAGGCAGAATGATTTTTGAGTTTCTAGAGCGATCCCAAGCTACAACTCCTATCGATGATGGTCCGGGATTACCTCTACTAGATCCGTCACAAAGAATTACTATCACTGTTTAGCTCCCTTTTATCATTTCTTTTGGCACTTTTGTTTTTGTAAGTCCTAACATTTCTTTAATAATTTCTCCCTTCTTTTCTTTCCAAGCTAAGCTACCTACTTTAAGTTTCAATTCTTTTGACAGTTTTTGCAAACCAGCTTTTGAGAATTTTTCGAGATATTCTTGAGTAATTCTGAATTTCTTACCGATATTAATACCGGCTTCTTCACCAAGATCCTCTAATTCTTTTGTTTCGTATTTACTCAATCTATCTAACACAACTTTTTCAACAATTTTAAGCAATTCATCGGTTTTTAATTTCAATAAGAAATTTTTAAACTCTTTTGTTCCTCTTACTTCGTAATTTGGTAAATCTTTCTTAAATCCAAGATAACCAGATATACTATTACTTGCTCCTGACTCCATATCAAAGAGTTGGTCAAGCAATATTCGATTAATTTGCACCACTTTAGCATTTACCTTGAGTTCAGATATAAAGAATTGTCGTTTAAATATATCCACTCTGTTTGCTTTCTGCCTCGCTTCATACTGAGCTGATGCATCTATTTCTTTATCACCTGTTTTGATTGACATTGCTTTACGCTCTACTGCTTTTGATTTCCGCATTGTTCGTTTGAAGCAATCTCTATTCAAGCAAACTTGTTTCTCTCTACCGGTTGGTCCGATAATAATAGCAAATGTTGGACAAGTTTTTATGCACTCTGTTTTGAATTGCTCTGCCGGAAATCCATTACCTTCATAACCAGAAAAATCAACGATGTCTTTTAATAACTCTGCATCCTTTGACCCATATTGAGGTTCGGTTTTCAATATTATTACTTTTTTGCCTTTTTTCTTGTACGCTTCCTCTTTTTCTTTTTGTACTTCTCTTATTTTCTTTGAGAAACAAAGATTATTCATACATTTTCCTTTAAGAGAATTACTCCTATCAAACAAATCATCGTATGTACTGCCATTAAATGAGCAAGTTTTACAATCTTTCTTGTTAAAGCAAGCAGTTTCTAATCTTTGCGAGTAGTTTTCTAATTCTCCTTCTGCTTTCACCGGAGAATATCGGTAGCGAATAATATCATTAGCTAAATGCTTTTGGTACTTAGCATCAGATAACCTTGTAAGCACGAATCCATGATCTGCGGAGATTTTACCTTCTTTAATCATTTTCTTTACTTCATCACATAAATCAAGGAGTGACAATATTCTCTTTACACGATACTCAGATTTACCAGTGATTACCATAATGTCTTTTGCTTTGTAGTTTTCTCCTAATGATTTGTATGCCAATGCCTCATCAATAGGGTTTAAATCTTTGCGCTGTAAATTTGCAACTAATTGATACTCAACTCTATCATTTTTTTCAGCATCAACAGATAACACAGGAATCTCTGTAAGACCTGCGTACTTTGCCGCGCTGAATCTCCTATGACCATCGAGTAAATCAATTTTACTTCCATTCTTCCTTACTAATAAAGGTTGAAGTATTCCTTTCTCTTTTAATGAGATAATCAAACTAGATAAACTTTCTTTCGTAATATCTTTTCTGATATTCTCTCCAACAATTATTTTGTCTATTGTTACCGTAGATAATTCCATACTAATCTCCTTGTGTTACTGTCATCTTGACAGCGAGTTCTTTCTTAAAATAATCTTTCTTCAAATAAATCCTCTTCGGGAACACGATTGGAGATAACTCCTTATTCTTAACTACAAATATATGATATTGTTGTGTAGTTTTGCCTGCGTATTCAAATTCTATCTCCACACTTTTACTCATACTCACCTCCTTTTTATTCATTCTTTATCATCTTCTTGTGGGAAAACTTGTGGTAAAAATGTTAAATCTTCAGGGCATGTAGCAGCTCCAGTATAGTCTCGGAATTTATTCCATAGATTATCACAATGATAAACAACAAAGATAAATTGTTTATTCCAAGATTTAATTCTACCTTGCTCTTTTTTAAAGCCACTATCATAAATAACCCAATTACCAATATTCACTTTTTTTAATTCAGCAATTTAAATCAACTCATCACCTCCTTTAAATTTTTTATATTACTTAGTATCTATTATCTTTTTTTGCTGATTCATATATTGAATAGCACAGTTTTTTAATTCTCTGATTAAATCTCCTATCAAAGATAAAGATTTCATAGAAACTTCCATTTTACCTAAGGTGTAATATTCTTTTGTAGTCATTACAACTGTAGTTATTTTTTTCCCATAATCATCAATAAGAGATACATTAATACTTACACTAGGAAGTGCATTCTTGCACTCAATGCTTATTCCAGTTATCTCTCCCTCAACAATGTTAATCGGCAACATTTTCATTTCCTTTTTTTTCATATTAACTCCTTCTTTAATATCTATATTTTTTAAACGCTTCATAATCACAATTGACACACATTTTAATATGGTGTGTTCCGAAAATTTTCTTTCCATGCTTTTGTATCCATTCTGCATTATGATTAGAGAGATGACAATAAATAGTCCAATCACCAATCTCTCCTGTTACTGCTACCCAACGAAGTTCTTTACCTGTTTTAGCTATAAATAAACCAGACTCATTATCAATAGCTGTTCCGGTTGCAAATATAAAATGCTTCTTTAGCTCTTTTAACTTCTTAACTGTTAACATTTCCTCACCTCCTTATACTCCACTTGCTAATTTTCTGAGTGATCTCCACTCTTTTTCTGACATCATTTTCAACCATTGTTCTCCGGTGTGGTTTAAATCTTTTTTTACTTGCTTTACTGCATCTTTTTTAGTATCAGCATTAAATATAAAAAATTTAAACTTTTTATTAACTACTTGTAAGACATAATACTCCATTTTCCTCCTTCTTTAATTAAAATCTTTCTGTTATTGTTAATTTATTTCCTTTAACTTCTAAATCACAATTAGAATATCCATTTCTATGAGCCCAATTTAATATAGCCTCTTCTTTAGATAAATTTGGATAAACCTTTTTAAATGCTTTTATCTCTTCTGCATCAAACTTTATTATTTGTTTGCTTTCCATAAAACTCCTTTGTTTACGTTACCATTTGAGCTATTTCCCAAAGTTTACTCATCTCTTTTTTATCTTGTTTTACATCTGCTTTAGCATTATCTAATAATCCACTTTCTTCAAAATCTCCGTAATATCCCCAACATCCACCTTTCTCATTTCCTAATTCATCCTCTATCATAAATCCATAAATGTTACCACTCAAGTAATCATTCCAAGTTTTAATCAAATCTAGAGCTAAACCTCTTGCTATCTTTTTTGTTTTAGCTTCTGTTTTATTAACAAACACTAATCCTAATTGGCTCACATCTCATCTCCGATCGGGAAAATTTCCTTCATTCTTTAGAGCTAAGCTAACTCCGCTATGAATGTATGCCTCTAGTCTGAAGATATAATATTCTTTAATATATTTCAGAGCTTCTTCGTCATTATCTCCATACTCGTCCACTCCTTCGTTGGCTATACATATTGCTAATTTTTTATTAACATTAGTATCTACATAAAAATCTCTATGATAGCCAACGAGAAATAATACTTCATCTCCGTTACTATCAGGACTTTCCGGGTCTTGGTCTTGATAAATATTTATTTTATAACCTTTATATTCTTTCTGTTCTACGATTTCCATCTCTACCTCCTTTATTATTTAGTGATTTTATATTTATACATATCTCGTTGAACTCCGCAAGGTTTAATATCCTCAAACCCTTTGTCATCAATATAAGTTTCAAATACTCTTCCATATTTATCTGTTATTTGCCCATTAACTATTTTTAAACCCATTTTCTCTTTCAATTGCTTTGTAACTCTTGTTTTCATTTTCCCTCCTTAATATAATGGAGTGCGTAGAGCCAAGGCACTTAGCCTCGCAGTATTGTTCCGCTCCCCAATATTTCGAGATTTACTTTTCTGGTAGAGTTGTAATAGTTGTAATAGTTTTTCTATCTGCTGAGAATGTATCTGAATAAGAGATATCATTATCAACTCTCAAGCGATAAGTTGTTCCTCTTTCCAATATCCTTATCTCTATAATCGTTGCATCTACCATAACTTTATCTCCAATCCCGATCTCTTTAATTTCTTCTGTTTCCATTAGTACCTCCTTTTTATACTTTAACTTTTGTTGAATATAACTCAGACATATCTTTTGAAACTTTCGCTCCGTCTGCCTCTACTTTCTCCCAATTTGGTTCTTTACTATCTGGATTTATATCCAATTCACAAACGAAGCAATGAGCGTAGTTTGGAGAATTCCATTCATTCCCATTCACTCCTTTTTCTTTAGTTTCTCCTTTTGCTCTACCCTGAACATAGATAGTAAGTGTTTTCTTCTCAACATCAATTGCATATACCCACTCTATAAATAGAGCATCTGCTGTTTTTTCATTCATTGTTCCGTCAGGAACTCCATCTCTCATAACGAAATCAGGAGTATGGCAATAGCAACTCTCTGGAAAGTTTGACCAACCTCCACGATGCCCCTTGATATAAATATCAACAAAAGATCGGAGAGCACGAGTTCCGTCATTTGAAACTCCAATTACTCCTTTGTTTAATATAAATTTTTTCATCAATATATCCCATATCTCTTTTCCTCTACAAGTAGGATAACCGTCAAAATGACAGTAAACTCCTTTGAATCCAGTTTTTGTTTTCTCCGCTATACAGCTTCTCGTTGACATTTCCCCTCCTTTTTTACTCTTTCCTTAATTTTTTACTAAAGCCAGAGCAGTATCATACGCTTTCATCTTTAATGTTGCGCCACTCCCGAGCCAAATATTCTGTAATCTATTAGAGGGATTGTTGTTTTTAATACCTCTAAAATGATCAACGTAACGAGTAACTGCGTTGTAAGCACTCCATAGTGTATCTTTACTCTCTGAATATTCTGGACGGTTGTGGAGATTCATTAAATCACCAATTTGGTTTTGTTTTCTCTGAGATATATCTAAATCGTCTTTGCCACAGATAAGAGATGTGAAATAAACCTCTGCTTGCTCATCCCTTACCTTCTCTCCTGCAAATGCTTTTAGCGATTCTTCAAAGTCAGAGTAGAAAGTTACTGCTATTCCTAATGCTCTTTGCGCTTCTCTTATTTTGCTGTTAATATTTCCTGTATGTCTAATGGAGATTCCGTCTTTAGTTCTGGACAGAGCAGCGGAAAGAGTATTTTGACATACTACTCTTACAGGAGTGAAGAACATCTTCAAAGCTGAACAGCCATCGTGTGAATTCGTGAGTAAAAGATATTTCTCCACAACATCCTTTTTCGTTACTTCGATAATATCTGGTAGCTCTGCAAGTATCCATATTCGCTCGCCCTTACCTAAAGCTCCGGCAGTATGATACATTGCAAATTTATCTCCAACTACTGAATCGAAGAAATCAAATGACTCTGTATTTTGCACAGGTTGATATGAGCTACCAACAATCCCAAGAGGTTGGTTTGTGTCAATTCTAACTGTTGCGAATTTATTCTCGATTTCTACTCGGTCCTCTGTATAAATCTTTTGGAGATTAACTTGATAATCCAACTTTGATGCCTCAATTGCCTCTTTCGCTGTTGCTGGATTATCGAGCTTTACTCCTAATCCGTGCCAAGGAACCGCTCCGGTGTAAAACATTCTGTTACCATTCTCATTTAAATTATGAGCCATATAAACCTCCTTTTAACTTTTAACTAAACTCTTTGTTGCGTTTTCACTATCTTTTCTCCCTAACTCGAAGCACCTTTCACAGTTGCAAGATAATTTTCCTGTTCCCTCCCACATAACCCAATCTCTGTAGTCAGTAGATGCTCCGATAAAAAAAGATACCTCTTCTTTTACCTTACCGCAGTAGTCGCAATATAATTTCTTCATTTTTCCTCACCTCCTTTTTAGAATAGATTTATGCTGAGATAACAAATAATACCTCTTTCTTATATCAGCACAGATAACTTGCTGAACTCTTTTACCTCGTCAGAGCCGGTATCTCCGGCTGACACCTGCGATTTCTCGCAGGTGTTTCGGCATCTCTTAGTTATGATAATCAACTACTACTGCCCACTTCTTACCAACTAATTGCTCTTCTGATAAATCAACCTCATCTTCCTCTATATCGCAGAAATGCTTGTACTCTTCTTCTGCAATCAACTCTTTAATTAAGTTGTCATACAATACTTTATCAATTATTTGAGCATCATCTTCCTCTCCGATAGGATTATACTTATCTCTCCAGAAAGGAATTACTCCTGTATAGTCTGGAAAGTATTTATTGAACATAGATGCAAATTGTTCTCTTCTCTGTTTTTCTGTATCTTCGGCGCTAGTATTCCAACCAAAATCTTTTTCAAACTCTTCAACGCAAGTTTTTAATTTTACTTTATCTAATCTCACCGATGATAAATCTCCTGACCATCTCCCACCTATAACAAACCAATCAGCCATTCCTGAAGCAAATCTCCCTTGCCCGCAGAAGCCATTCTCATCCAACCAACCTTGAACAAAATGCCTCGCTTCCTTGGAGTCATTTGCTTTTTCTTTATCCATAGTTACTATCATTCTATAATGCATCTCTTCCCTCCTTTTTGTTTACCATAACTCGTCTATATAATCAGGTTCTAAACCAAACCACTCTTGACATATTCCGAAAGGCATTTCTCCTTGAGATAACCTTTCATCAAAATCATCTTTCGCTTGGGAGATCAAATCATCAGCCTCTTGTTCACTGATTCCATCTCTTTTCATTATAACTTCTTTGATACTCACATTTACCCCCTTTTTGTTTTGAAGTAAAGAGCATATAACTGCTTTTTACTCATTTTGCCTAATCTCTTCTTGCTATATCCGCAAGCAAGAGATAAAGCATTTATCAACTCTGATTTGTATCGAGGAACCAAAAAATCTCTCATATCACCTCTTTTGTTTAATCACATCATAATTAAAGTCGAATGAGTGTAGTTGCACGTGGAGTTTATTTATCTCGTACTTTAAACTATGAATTTTTACTTTAATCAACTTTTGTTGCTCTACTTGGTTTTTTACAAGAACTGCTTGTTTCATTTCTTTACCTCTTATTCCTCTCTGTAAAATACTTGGTCTTTATACTCATACACTTTTGTCATATCCTTAACCCAATAAGGAGTTCCGAACGCTTTAATATTTTCCCAATGAGTTGCTCCAGAAGTAATATCTTTGTTCATACTCTCAAGCCACGCTTTTTCTGCGAGATCAAATACCCATTGAGGCTCGTTGCTGACGTGCTTCGCATTCTCTCCGTAAACTCCTTTCAATGTTCCGCGATTCCGTATTGCGCAAGCCACCGCAACCATTCCGATATAACCTTGATTACTCGCTTCACCAATGATTGCTCTTATTGCTCTTTGCTTATCAATATTCGCTGAATAACTCGAAGTGTGAAAGATAAGCAGAAAGATAAGAGCTAGTAAGCGTTTTTTGCTCTTGCTCATTTTTTCTCCTTATACTTTTGCTGATTTACATTGAGATAACCAAAATTCTTGTTTGCAACAAAATACTCCGTATCTCGTTTCCTCACTTGGATGAATCTCTCGGTTGCAGAAAGGGCAATAAAACTTATGTTCTATCAACTCTCTTAACGCTATAAACATTTTCCTCACCTCCTTTATTGTTTAAATAGCTCATCAGTATGTTATACATAGACGGCGGAGATAATCCGCCGTTTCGCTATTCAATCCCTATAACTCTCTGGAAATAACCACGCTAACATCTCATCATCCATCTTTCCTCCTTGGTTAATTATATCAACTCTTTGATTATATTTCTTAAAGCAGTATCAACGTGTTGGTCATAAGCGTAAGTATAAACTTCTCTAACAATAAAGTTGCTCAACCCTGCAAGATATAATAAATCCCAGCGTAATCTCTTCTCTTTATCTTTGCCAAGATTATTGTCGATATAATACTTCAACTCTTTTTCAACCGTTGTTTTGTTATGCACTAACACTTGAGATATATCCTTTTTCATTTTTTCGTAGTGGTTACTCTTAACCTTCATTAAACCTCCTTTTAGCTTCCGTATAATCCGTAAGAGTTTAAAAGCTGTATTGCTTGCATTGCAATTAAATTATTATTGCAATATACCTCAAGATGATCATCCAGCCTATATAATAGCTGAAATAACGTATTAACTTCTTCCTTCGTTATCCTCTTTACTTCTATGTTCTCTTTCTTCATAAACCTCCTTTGTTTAATCTATGCTGATATTCTTTGATACTTCGTTATTGTAATGAGGGGAGGGGAGAGGTATCGCGCTCCCGCATTACTTCAATGCTTCATTTAATCCTCTATTATATATAATATAATAATATATTTATAGTAAGTTACTTTACTATATATAGTATATATACAATAAGAGTGCAATTTTAAAAAAACGTTTGGTTTAAATATAACTTAAAACTCCTAATAACAGATATAATTGGAGATAATTGGAGTTAGCTCTTAGAATCTTTTCTGTTGCCTTGAAAGTAATAGCTTTTTTGTTGCCTTGAAAGTCTTTTCTGTTGCCTTGAAAGTCTAGCAGTGTATTTTTTTTTGGGATGCTTTTAAAAATTTTTAACTATTACTTTACGCCGAAACATTACTTTTTACTAAGCAACTTGCTTTGTAAACTATATTGTCCGCAACTCTGTCAACGCCGTTGATGCCTTGCAATGCAAGTTTAGCTTTGAAGTTTTTCTGCCAGTTTGGATTATTTACATCAATAGTGATATCGTTAATCCCTTCACGTTTTAAAGTTAAACTATTATCTGTCAACAAAAATTCTTGCTTGCGTTTGTTTAAACTTGCATCATTCTTGTAGTTAACGAAAGCTAAAATCTCCTTAGCGAAAGCTACTTTTTCGCGGATATCAACCATTGATAATTTGAATTCCGCTTTAAGTTTTGCGACGTCTGTTTTAGCTGTTTCAAGTATTGTTTTTGCCTCTTCAAGCTGTTTTTCCTTGTCGCTGTCGCTCAAGCAATCCCGATATTCAGTAGCAATGACTTGTTTCTGCTTCTGCATCTCCGCCTTTAATGCTTTTTGTTTTTCCTTTAGTAGCTTAGCATCCGCCAATAAATCTTGAATTGTTTTTTTAGCCATTTTGGTACCGCCTTATTATTGTTTGTAAAGCATCCCAAAAAAAATACACTAATTGTCAAGGAACTATATTGATACATCATTATCGCATATATATATATCTTGTCAATATATATTTTTTACCGCTGGGATTATATTACTTGACATAACTATATATGTATGCTATAAGATGAAAAGTTAGAAAAAAGATTATAAGAAATCCGCACCTCCTCTCCCCTATATAGCTTAGAACTCTCATTTCAGCACATCTAACATTCTCTCTCAACTAAAAATCGTTCGCACCTTATTGCCTTTTTTCCATTTCCCTACTTTTATATTTAGCTTAGACTTTGATTTCCCATAAAAAAGGTATAGCGAGAATTCCAAGCATTATAAAAAAAACAAAAAAACACTTGACTTAACATCAAATTTGGTATATATTTTGTGTATTGATAAAAGTGTAGACCTATGTGGCGATAAAAGCTAAAAGAAAATATAATGAATAAGATAAAAACAAATGAAAGCAAAAGTTCAGCCCTGAATAATTCAGGGTTTTTTTATTTTGTAAGCAAAAAGGAGGAAGTATGAATATAATTGAACCGTTAAATAAGCGGATAATAGTTGAGCCAGATGCAAAGGAAAGTGTATCGAAAGGTGGGATTTTCATACCGCAGACTGCCAGCCAGAAAGCACCAACGAAAGGTAGGGTCGTTTCAATAGCGAGTGACTGCGCTATAAAGATTCGGCTAAGCAAAGGGGATTTGGTTATTTTCCCGAAGTTCGCCGGCACAGAGATTATCGTGCCACCATTAGATATAGAAGGGAAAGATAAAGTATTACAGATTATAAAGGAAGAGGATATACTTGCCGTTATCAAACCAAGTTAAAAAGGAGAATAATGGACGATAAAAACGGTACATTAGGAAAAAAAAGAGAAGATCTAAGAGAAAGCCAAGTAGCAGCAATAAAATCAGCTGTTTTAGAAACATTGCATAAACTAGAAGATCTAGAGAAGGAAAAGCAAATTATACATGGCGCCATTAAGATATTGAAACACGACCTATTTGATTTGAAGGATGGGCGGTTGGACAGGATAGTCGAGCGTCACGAGATAGATGAGAGATCAAAGGAGTTGAGTGCAGTTTGTATTGAAAGGATTAAGGACCAAAAACCCTCAGCGCCTTGGTTTATCTTGTATGGGTTGAAAGGAAAGGCAGATAAAGGATCTACTGATGTAAATAACTCAATTACTAAAACTCATGCTTCTGGAAGTTATAAGTTATCTGATGGAAGCATCAAATATCTATGACAAATGGTAAAAAAACAGATTAAGATAGACGTCGATGAAGGATCTGATACATTCGGGATGTTCGTGGTGTTGGAAGGAATATTTTATGTTACCCACCACAAATGTGATTTCAAGAATAACGTCCTTATTAGCAAGGATAATAGGGTGAGAATAGCTAAATCGATGCTAAATGGTTTGGAAAAGACACTAGATACAGGGTTAAGAGTAGAACAGCTAACTTATAGCAAAAGGAAATGATAAAATGATTAAATATAATGTTGATTACTATTACAATCTTTTGAAGATTCATACGTGTACAGCAAAGGAAATTAATGACTTGCGGTGGAATTTTGTCGCAAAATATACAATGATTGATAAAATCGCTAGACAATATGCAACAGTTCTTGATTATGGGTGCGGTCCGGGCTGGTTTGCTGCATTTAAGCCTGACTACATTAGGCAGAATAACATTGATACTTTCGATATTATGCCTGTTCCGCAGACAGGGATAAGAAGGATTCAGTATAGCGTTGTAACGCTTTGGGATGTGCTGGAACATATTGCGGATTTTACTGATATTGAGAATGTGATTAATCGGACAAATTTTGTTGCGATGACTATTCCGATTAAACCTGATAGCATAAGGTGGAATTCGTGGAAACACTTTAAGCCGGGCGAGCATCTCCATTATTATACAGTTGATTTACTAAAAGCATTGTTTAGATTGTATGGTTTTTCATTAAAAATTGATGAAATGATTGAATGTCCTCCAAGAAGCGATGTGCATTCATTGATTTTCGAGAAATCTGATTGGGTTACTACAACGACGAGGAATAATGGATAAAGAGAAAGTAGTCTTAGTAAACGATTTATCCCCGGGCGATATTTTAATAATGTCAGTGGCGATCCGGTCATTGTATAAAGCTTACCCTAATAAGTATATGATTGACGTTCGTTCGCCATGCAATGAGATATTCAATAATAATCCTTATATTCAAAAAATACCGATAAGTAATAATGCTAAAGTCAATGAGGCTATCGAGAAATTAAAGAAAAATGACAACCTTCCTCCGATATTGGTGGAAGATACTAAATATATTATATCCCACTACCCTCTTATCCATATTTCTGGCATGTCAGGGCTTCCTTTTGCTGATGGGCATCGAATGTTTTTGGCGCAGAAGCTAGGGATTGAAATACCGCGAACAGGTATGAAGCCAGATATTTTCTTTTCAAACGAGGAATTGGCACTACCTAGGCAGATAAAAGGCAAATATTGGCTGATAAATGCTGGAATCAAGAATGACTACACCTTAAAATACTATCCTTACTATCAAGAAGTGGTAAATCTGCTAAAAGATAAGATTCAAGTCGTTCAAGTTGGACATACAGCTCACAACCACCCACTATTGGACAATGTATTGGATTTAAGGGGGAAAACTAACCTAAGGCAACTGTTTCTACTGTCTAAGTACGCAGAAGGGGCTATATGCCCAGTTTCGTTGCAAATGGTTATAATGGCATCGTTAAGTAAGCCTTGCGTAGTGGTTGCCGGCGCCAGAGAGGGGGTTAGGTGGCAATTAAATCCAGATCATCGCTTCCTATATACTAATGGCGCAATTAAATGTGCAAAGTATGACGGCTGTTGGCGGTCAAAGATAGAAGAATGCACGTTCAAATCTTCTGAAGGTAATCCAATGTGCATGGAATTAATTCGCCCGGAGGACATCGCGCGAGCGGTAGAGTTGTATTACTTAGGTGGAGTGTTGAAGTATGAGAAAGAAAACCCGGTTATTCTTAACCAAAAAGAAGGAGTAAATAAAATGGATAAAGTGACTCTTAACGCTATTGTTCCTGAGAATACTGGTGATAACACTGCAGTTCCAAATATATTAAACGCTGATAATAGCAATTTAAACAAAGATATTATAGATGTTAATAAAATAACCGTTTCTGAATCTTTTCCTGTCGGTATTAATTCTCCACAAGCAACATCTTCGATATTTAATATATTAAGGATATTAAAGAAGTTAAATGATAGCGATACATTTCTCGAGGCGTATCACTGGCATTTGAATAAGCGTAAAGATACATTTATGGATACGTATCATTTTATGCAGTGGGTTGGTGCTAATGTAAGACCTAAACGAATATTAGAGATAGGAACACGCACTGGTATATCAATTTGCCAATTATTATCAGCCTATACTAATTATGATAGTTTAGAAGAAATAATACTTTGTGATTTGTTTAATGATGGATTAGCAACGCCTCAAGGCGTTTTAAATGCTTTGAACTATTTGAATATTCCAACTGATAAAGTTAAATTCATTGTTGGCAGTTCATTAGATGAAATACCTAAATTTATTGGAAAGCAAACTTTCGATTATATTCTTGTTGATGGAAATCATGATAAAGATTATGCAAGAAAAGATTTAATTAATGCAGTTCAATTAATAGAAAAAGGCGGTTACATTGTCTTTGATGATATAACACCTGACGGCTGTTCACTCCAAGATGTATGGGATGAGTTTAAAACAAATAACAATGCCTCTTTTAATTTCATGGAGAATCATGACGGTAAAGGATTAGGCGTAGCTAAAAAAATATGAAAATATTAATTACTGGCGGAGCAGGTCTTGTTGGAAGTCATTGTGCGGAACATTTTGCTAATAAAGGAGATTCTGTTGTTATCCTTGATAATTTAATGCGCTCTAAGTTATTTGGATATGATAAAGAGTCAGTTGAGTTTAATTGGAACTTTTTAGGTTCGTTTGATAATATTGAACGTATAAAAGGCGATGTTAGAAATGTTGAAGATGTAAACAACTCTATGAGTAAAGGTGTTGATGCAGTTATACATACCGCTGGCCAGCCGGGAGTTCCTAGTTCTACAAGAATGCCGATAGAAGATTTTCAGATAAACGCATTCGGCACTCTTAACGTTCTTGAGTGTTTGAGAAAAATAAATCCAAAAGCTACATTTTGTTATTGTTCTACCAATAAAGTTTATGGCGAGAATGTAGACACGATACCATTAGAAGAAGGAAGGACACGATATAATTATTTAGGTACTAAAGGAGTTAAAGAAACTCTGCCTGTTGATTTAACAGGACATACTCCGTATGGTGTCTCTAAATTAGTCGGAGATTTATATGCTCAGGAATATGCACATATTTATGGGATGCGAACTGGTGTATTTAGAATGTCTTGTATTTATGGGATTAGACAGTTTGGCTTTGAGGATCAAGGTTGGGTTGCTTGGTTTATAATTGCTAATTTATTAAAGAAAGAAATAACTATTTTTGGCGATGGTAAGCAAGTTAGAGATCTTCTTTATGTTACTGATTTAGTAGATGCTTTTGATAAATTTATATATAGCGATGTTAAGTCAGATGTTTTCAACATAGGTGGAGGTTCTGAGAATACGGAGTCTTTAAAGGAATTCATAACACACTTAGAATCTCTGACGAATAGATCTACACAATTGAAATATGCTGATTGGCGGCCGTCTGATCAAAAGGTATATATTACAGATATATCTAAGGTTAAAAAAATTCTTAATTGGGAGCCTAAGATTCATACACTTACAGGTATAAAAAAAGTTATAAATTGGATTGATAATAATAAGGAAATATTTATTTAAAATGCAACATCCTAAAGACATTGAATACTTTAAAGAATACCCAGCACCGCTAATGGAATTATTTCATTCAGCACATTTTACTAATATAAATGCGACTGATTCTTTTTTTGGCTGTATGCTTTATTTTTTAATTAGAGCATTCAGATGTCAGAAAGTTTTAGAGATAGGATCCGCAGAAGGTTATTCAGCATGGTATATGGCTAATGGTGTCAGAGATAATGCTATAAGGCATAACTTTAAAGACGTTATGTATTATGGAATAGATATTGTTAAGATAGGTGAAGTAGAAAAAATTTTAACTGACCATAATCTTCCGAATACTATGTTACCAATAGACACAATAACTTTGGGGAAAGAAGTGTTTGAAGATACTAAATTTGATTTAGTATTCCAAGACGGCTGTCATGAAGCAACTCATGTATTTCATGAGTTTAAAACTCTCTGGCCATTATTAAAAGGTAATGGTTTAGGCTATTGGATTATGCACGACACGCGAGGTCCGGCTGAAGAAGGTTATAAAAGGATTTTAGAATATATAAAACAAGAAAATATAGATATTCAACATATTAATTTGGATGAAGGTATTTATGGATTAGGTATGTTTAGAAAAATGGAAGGCTTTGATTATTCTAAGAAACTTTGGAATGACTAATATTAATGAGTAAAATGAAAAATAAAATTATAGGTTACGCATACGTAGTGGGAGATATAATTCATACAGGTCATTTATTACATCTTGAAAACTGTTCAAAATTATGTGATGCGCTTTTTGTAGGAGTATTATCGGAGAAGGCAGTAATGGAAAAGAAGCCTAGCCCAATAATGTCTTTAGCAGAACGCATTTACATTATAAACAGTTTGAAGTTTGTAACTTGTGCTATATGTCAGGATGACTATAGTCCTTTGGGGAATTGTAAGGCAACCAAGCCAGATATCTTATTTGAGTCAACTTCGCATTCAGAATATCCAGCTAATAACTTTATGAAATCGATTGGCGGTCGAGTTATTGTAATGCCTTACTTCAGTGAACAGAGTTCAACAAACATTAAGGAGAAGATAAATGCGGATAATAATAATGGCAATAGTTCTAATAATGGTTAATGGTTGCGCTGGGTTAGGTTTAAATAAAAAATGCACAGTAATACCAGACGAGATATGGATATCAGGAGATTTAGATCCAAATAATAATTACAACGCTGTTGAATATACCGGGGGGATAAAATGGAAATTAAAATAAAAGAAACTGAAACAAGGTCGGTAGTAAAAAGTGCAATTTGGCGTGTTGTAGGAGTGCTCGTACTTGGAGCCGTAACTTATTTTTATACTAGACAATGGGTACAAACATCTTGGATAACTTTTTTACATCATGGAGTGTTCTTTTTTGTATTCTGGGCACATGAGAGATTTTATTTACATACTGATTTTGTTGGTTTAAAGAGAAAAATTTTAAAGATGATTACATATGAGAGCATACTAGGTTTTCTAATCCTAGGTGTAATCACCTTAATAGTCACTGGGGATGTTCAGACTATGAATAAAATAACCATTACTTATATTCTAATCAAACATTTTCTTTATGTATTTAATGAGTTTATCTGGGATAAGATTAATTGGGGTAAAAAATGAAAAAATGGTCTTCGCACGACGCGTTGTATAAAGAAATGACCAGTAAGGAGAAATACGAAGGTCATCCTCAACGAATGAATTTTAAGAGGACTAATGAATATTTACAAGATTTAAGATTAGTCTTTGGAAAAGTAGGAATAAAATTCTTTTTATTCTGCGGAACATTAGTTGGGGCTATCCGCGATCATGATTTCCCTTGGCTAGACGATGATGCTGACGTTGGTGTTCTTTTCGAAGATGCAGATAAGTTTGTTGAAGCTGAGAAAATCTTTAAAGAAATGGGTTACTATACTTGTTTCGGTGAGACAATCGATGGTCGCAGAACATCTGGATACATTGCAAGAAAAGAGCATAGAGAGAAAATAGATTTTTATGTTCTTTTTTCTTTTGGCGGAGAACGTTGTTTTTACAGATTTGTTAAAGACGGATATGATTTGTATATACCATATCCTCAAAAATACTTTGACAATTTGAAAGAAATAGAATTTAAAGGAGAGAAGTATTTTGTGCCTAATCCGCCAGAAGAATTTTTAACATACCTCTGGGGCAATTGGAAAGTTCCGAGAGGCGGTCAATGGGGTCTTATCAGCCATAAAAAGGTTTTAAAAGAAGAATTCAAACATGAGGGGGCACGATGAAATACGCATTTACACTTTCTTGCACTGGTGGATATTTGTTCGGTATGATAAGTGCCATGAACGCTATGGCTCATTTTGGGGTAAGAGCTGATTGGGAAGTTGCTTATGCCAATATACCTTCAGAAATGAGAAATAAAATATCTTGCTCTTTTCCATTTAAAGTTAATTGGACGTTTATACCAGAATTGATCGAGGGAACAAATAAGATAGCTGATAGGCATTGGATCGCAACTTGGTTGATGACAAAGAAAGTTATTAATAATTATGACGCTATATGCCACACTCAAGCAGACCATATGCCTTTAAGCAATATGACAGCTCTTTTCAAAGCGGCTGCTGATGGCTGTCTTGTTTTAACAGAACATTTCAATTATTCTAACACTATAGAAGATTTATACGCAAGAAATTCTCCTGTTGTTGATAGAGGGCAGTGTTCGTTGACAGACCAATTCATTTTTGCAAATCCAACACATAAGAATATCTTTTCCACTGTTGCTGAGACAATGGATCAGAAGTTAGAGGGAGATAGAAACCATCCGGTTATAATTCTCAACAATGTTGTAAAGGCAGCTGTTCCTTTTGAAGAAGTGATTACTCTTGAGCGTCATATATGGGCGTTCCAAAAGAATCTTAATAATATACCTTTACGTAGAAGCGGAAATAATATCTTAACGAATAATGACGTTAGGCTTCGAGGGATCCACAACCGTTGGTGGCAGAAAGGAAGGGCTAATAGTGAGCTAAGGAATAATCCTGGAAAAGACATGTCAATCACAATAGCTAACTGGAATTTAATTCGTGACTATATGGCTGAGTTCAATGCAATGCGTCCAGAAATAGCAGTGGAGGATTATGAAAGAACTGTTTGGTAAAATAGAAACTCCTAGGTGGGAGGTTGTTGAGACTTTAATTAATAAATATGATCTTAGGAAAATAGCTGAGATAGGTATTTTCCATGCAGACATGGCATGCAAGGTGTTGCATGGTGCTAGGGTTACAACAATTAAACAATTTTAATATGTGGGAAATAAAAAGAAATCTAAAATTTGAGAAACTAACTGAAGGCTATAAATTATTCCCAATTCAGAATTTAATGCGTTGGGATTTGCTGACGTTATTGATACGACAATATAATTTAAAGCAAATAGCTGAAGTAGGAGTTTATCGAGGCGATACTGCAAAAAGAATATTGAGAGAACATCATTCTTTCTTTGATAAAGGAAACATGGGTAGCCCTTTACAATTTAAGCATTACTACATGATAGATCATTCACCTTCGAAACAATGCTTAGAACTTGCAAAAGAATATTCTGATATAAGCACTTTTCTTTGTGCTAAATCAATAAATGCCGTTAAAGATTTTCAAGATAATTCCCTGGACCTTGTTTTTGTTGATGCTTGTCATTGGTATAAAGATGCAAAAGAAGATATGGTGGCATGGCTTTCTAAAGTAAAAAAAGGTGGTTGGTTTGTTGGACATGATTTTTATTTAGATGGTGTTGATAAGTGGCATGAGGATGTTAGGAAAGCCGCTGACGAAGTATTAGGTTATCGTGATTATTATATTTTCCCTGACGTTGAGCCATGTGGTAGAGGTTGCATGTTTATGAAACGCATAATGTAAAAGGAGATAACAAATGGAAGAAGTAAATACAAACCCTGGAAAAGTTTTCTCAGTAGAATGTAACGAGCCTAGAAGTAAGTATGCGTATGTAGTTTGTGCAGATATACGATACCTTCCAGAAGTTGTTGCCGAATTGAATTCTTTAGATTATGTTGGCAATACTCAAGACGTTCATTTCTATGGTTCTAAAATTCCAATGATAGTTAAAGACCAATTCAAATTACTTAATTATAGAATTATTTTTCATGACATTAGTGAGGAAGAAATAAAAGAATCTCATGGTCTTAGTGAAGTTGTTTGTCGTAAGCGATATTGGTTTGCAAATAAGATAGGTAAACTTTATGATGCAATATGTGTTTTAGATGCTGATATGATATTCTGCCGAAACCCAATACATTACTTTACAATGGCAGCAAAGACTGGATTGGTATTATGTGCCGGTAAAGAGCAGAATAAAGTTTACGATGATCCGCACCATCAATTCAAAGGAGAATGGTTAATGCCGAAGGGTTATTATAATCCTGTTGATTTATGTAATTGTCCGCTGTTCGTTGATATGAAGATATGGGGTGAATGCTTAGCTAAAAGTTTTTCTATATTTATGGACGGTTTTGATGAAATGAAAGGCACTAATTTCAAAGCTCCAGATATGGACGCAATGAATTTATGTTTGTTAGAAGCTGGCTCAGCAGATAAGACAGTTGTCTTGGCAGGGATTCAATGGTTATCGACCAACGAGCAATTACTCAAGCCATATATTCGTGCCGTTAAAGATAGAGGATTAATAAAGACTGAGTGTGGAATCCCAATTTACTCTTATCATGGCCAATATTACCATAAAAAGTGGCGTAATTGCCAGATAGAGAATCGGCATGGCTGTGCTGCTAGATACTTAAAAGCTAATAAACATAAAGAAACTCAGGAACATATGGATAGTCAAGCTCAAGGTTCGATGAATTTACTTTATGAGAATTTCAAGAAAATGTTGAATTTTAGGATAAAGATACCTATAATAAACTATAGGCATCCCGAAAAGCCTTATGAGGAGTAATAATGCTGAGACTTAAAAGAATATGGGCAAGTGAAAAAAGATTAGTTAAATCTACCAAGTTTATTTCTTTTTCTATTTTTCCAATGAGTTTGACCAACGTTATGATTATGACCATGAATTTTTTGCGTAGTCAATTCAAGATTTATAATTCTATTATCATTAAGAATACCATTGATATGATGAATTATTTCTTCAGGTTTAAGATATCTACCAAGTTTCTTTTCCATTACCAATCGATGTTCCATTACATAACCATGGCTGTCTCTAAATGGATGATCTTTAGAAAGGATTTGTACATACCCATTTCTTTTTCTTCGTCCTCCTTTCCATCTATAATGATTTTTACCATTAGGAACATTTTTAATAAACAATTTAATAGAGCATTTTCTAGAACAAACAAAATCTTTTTTATTTTTGATTTGACAAGGGAATCTTTCAATTCTTTTACCACAAATAGAACATTTTTTAATAACCATAGTCCTATTGTAGCAATAGGACAGCGAGGAGTCAAGTAATATGTTGAGGATAAAACAAATCTGGAAAGGCAATAAAAAATTAGTAGATTACATTAAAGAACATAATCCAAAAAAGATCGGATTATGTTTTGGGCACGGATTAGGCGATACAGTTATGTTCATGTCTCCTTTCGAATCTTTATGTCAAAAATATCCAGAAATTAAGTTTACTTTAATAATGCAGAAAGGTTTAGGCTTTGAAGAAATAGAGAAAGATATACTTAGTAATAATATTGATGTTGTGTTTACTAATGACTTGTCATACAACGAAGTGGTACTTGGATATGACATTATTGCAGATATTGATTTTCCAATGAGTGAGGGGCAGATAAAATTGACTAAGGGTGAATATTGTTGTGTTCATGAATTAGGTATTGATCCTGTGAATGGTCATAAAAAGATAACTTGCGGAAAAAATAGACTAATAGGAATACATTATTTTATAACTTGCTTACCTGATGCGTGCAATCCAGACGAAGAAACTGCTAAACGAATATGGGATGATGTTTTAGGTGCTGGTTTTATTCCGATAGAAATGCATTTCCAACATGTCTTTCACAATCCTGTAAATAAGAAGTTTGATTTTGTTGATAGCAATGTAAGAAAAGTAAAGCCTCAAGTAAGCACACTAGTAGGATTGATCGAACAGTGTGCTGGAGTTATTTGTGTAGTTAGCGGTAATCTTCATACAGCGATTTCTGTGCTTCCTCCGGAAAGGATATTCTTTTTAGAAAAACATTTTAAATTAGAATCATTCACAAAATTAGAAATTGCTAGGGCATCAATTATGCCTAATGAATATAAGAACGAAGTCAGAGATTGGCTTGTAAGTTTAGATAAATAAGAATAAAGTACCAAACTTTAATTTGGCAGAGATATATGAATAATGTATCTCTGCTTTTTTTTGGTCTTAAATAAGGAGGTTAAAATGGCTATAGAACAACCAGTTGCAAGTGATCCTTTAAATGTACCAAGTCATTCATTACAGCATAGAATAATAGCAGCTGACGCATCTGCTCCAGTTCAGAGTATAGCCGTTGATGCAAGTGGCGTTCTTGTTGGAGGCACACCTTTGTTTAGCACTATTAACCCCACTAACTTATTATCTAACGGAAACTTTGAAGCTTGGACAGCAGGAACAGCAGTTGCTCCTGATGGGTGGGCATTAGCAGGTGTTAGTGCAAGTGTAGCAAGAGAAGGAACAATAATTAAAGTAGGAACATATTCTGCTAAAGTTACGAGAGCAGGGGCAAATGCTTATATACATACAACCTTTCACGAAGCTAAAGGTGCTGATTATTATAAAAGTAGAACTGTTACTTTTGGTGTTTGGGTCTACGCCACCGTAGCTGATAGAGCTAAATTAGGTATAGGAGATGGTCTAACTAATAGTTGGTCATCTTTTCACACAGGGGGTTCTACTTGGGAATGGCTTACAGTTACAAAAACATTTGCTGCTGGAGCAACTGAAGGAAGAATGTTGTGTTTTATAGATACTGGCGATACTTCAGGATACTTCGACGGTGCTATGCTTGTAGAAGGTTCATCTGCTTTTGCGTTCTCTCCTAAACCAGCAGAAGAAGGAGTGTGGGCTGATTATTTTGCTACTTCAACTATTAATGGTTGGGCAGCAACCCCAACAGGAAACATTTATACTAAGAAGATAGGTAAGACGGTATTTGTTGCTTATACTATTACTGGAACAAGTAACTCTGCTGTAACTAACTTTACTGTACCATACGCAATAATTGGTTTTAACCAGATACTTTTAAATCGTTCTATTGATAATGGGGGAACTGCTGTTACGGGTTATGTCGCAGTAGATACAGGAGCGTCATTAATAGGTTTTGCAAAAAATTTGGCAGGAAATGCGTGGACAACATCTGGAACAAAAACAATAAACGGTCAATTTTTTTATGAAACAGAATAAAGGAGATAAATGAAAAAACTAATCATAACAACACTATTCTTACTAACAATATCACTTAACTCCTATGCTACAGACTTATCTTCCTTATATGGAAGCCCAGGAGCTACAGTAGAATTAGACAATCTTGGAACAGTAGCAATAAACACTGACCTTATATCAGATACAGACTCTACAGACGATTTAGGAAGTGCAGCTAAAGAATGGAAAGACCTCTACATAGACGGTACTGCTAATATAGATTCATTAGTTGCAGATACAGCAGATATAAACGCAGGAACATTTGACGGAGTAGTAGGTGGAACGACACCTGCTGCTGGAAGTTTTACAACTTTAGGTGCTACTGGTGGTGCAATTTTCAATGAAGATAGTACTGATGTAGATTTCAGAGTTGAGAGTGATACTAATGCAAATGCTTTATTTGTTCAAGGAAGTGATGGCAGAGTTGGGATAGGTACAGCAACTCCGTCTTTTATATTAGAAATGAAAGGAGATTCAGCTATCTCTTGGCCTGCAACATCAGGAACAACACAAACTGGTGGAATAGCAAGATTAGAAGGTGCTGATGTAGCTATGATAGATTTTGGTTCAAATGGAGGAAATGGACTTTGGATTCAATCTGGAAGGTCTGATAATCTAGCTTCACAGTTCTCATTAACTCTGAATAAGAATGGTGGTGATATTGGAATAGGTTTAGCCCCAACAGCAAGAAATAACACATCCCTACAAATATTGGATGGTATAGGTTTCCCTGCAACTCAAGTAGCCTCATCAGATGCAAATACTTTAGATGATTATGAGGAAGGAACTTGGACTCCTACATTAGCATTAGTGACGCCAGGAAATAGCTCACATTCTATCCAATTAGGTAGATACCAAAAAATAGGTAATAGAGTTTTTTTCCATGGCAATATAGGATTTGTAAAAGGAACTGGAACAGGGGTTCTTTCTCTTTCTGGGTTGCCATTTACGTCTGAAAATTTATCAAATCTATATTCAGCCGTTGCAACAGCTATTTTTGCAATAGGAAATACAGATGAAACATTCTGTGCTGTAAAGTCCCCAAACTCAACATCTATTCTTTTCACTATGCAACCAGAGAGTACGGCTGGTCATGGTGATGTAACAGATACTGATTTGGGAGCAACTATATATCTAAGAGTTTCAGGACAATATAATATATAAAAGGAGAAATATGAAAATACTATCAATCACAATCGGATTACTTTTAATCAAAGGAGAAAATAAATGTTAGAAAAACAAATAAAACTAAAACATGGAATATCAGAATTAGGGAATTTACAAGTCTATCCAATAATAGAAATACTTGAAGAAGATAAAGTAATAAGTTCCACACGAGGTCAAGCATATACATCTAAGAGCATTAAGAACATGGAAGGCTTTGACCAAAAAAGTAAAGATATAGTTTCAGTAATCACTCCCAAAGAAGTTAAAGATGCATTCCTTTTAGAAAATAAAATAAGAACAAACAATGGAATTGAGAAAATAATTACTCACGATCGCATAGTAGAAGAGTCTGGTTGTATAGCCGTTCGTAGAATAACTAGAATTTTTGATAATGGAAAAGAAATTGATAAGAAGTATCATCGCAGTTGGATAAACCCAGGGGATAATCCAGACAATAATGACATAATTTCAAAAGCATTAGCAATGGGATTACATACACCAAAAGTAATTGCGGATTATAACGAGAAGAACGCAAAAAGAGAAATCAGCAATAAATAACCGTCAGTATGGGAATGGGGTGTGCAATTTTTAAATATAGAGAGTAAATAATGGCAATAATATACGACCAGAGTAGTAATGCTTATGATGACAGCAACCTAAGCTATGACGGAACGTTAGGAAGTTCTAGTTCATCTAGTTCTTCTAGTTCCTCAAGCAGTTCTAGTAGTTCATTAAGCTCAAGCAGTTCTAGTTCCTCAAGTAGCTCTTTAAGTTCTATCAGTTCAAGTTCATCAAGTTCCTCTAGCAGTTCATTCAGCTCAAGCAGTTCTAGTTCATCAAGTAGCTCAAGCAGTTCATTAAGTTCAAGTAGCTCTAGTTCTTCTAGTTCCTCAAGCAGTTCATATAGCTCAAGTAGTTCCAGTTCATCAAGTAGCTCATTCAGCTCAAGTAGCTCTAGTTCTTCAAGTAGCTCAAGTAGTTCTTTCAGCTCAAGTAGTTCAAGCTCATCAAGTAGCTCAAGTAGTTCATTAAGTTCTAGTAGCTCTAGTTCTTCTAGTTCCTCAAGTAGCTCATTTAGCTCAAGTAGCTCAAGCAGTTCATCAAGTTCTTCTTTTAGCTCTAGCTCATCAAGTTCATCAAGTAGCTCAAGTAGTTCTTTCAGCTCAAGTAGCTCAAGTAGTTCTTCAAGTAGTTCCTTTAGTTCAAGTTCTTCTAGTTCTTCTAGTAGCTCTAGCAGTTCATTCAGCTCAAGTAGTTCAAGCTCATCAAGTAGCTCAAGCAGTTCATTAAGTTCAAGTAGCTCTAGTAGCTCATCAAGCAGTTCATTCAGTTCAAGTAGCTCTAGCTCATCAAGCAGTTCTAGTAGCTCAAGCAGCTCAAGTAGTTCCTTTAGCTCAAGTAGCTCTAGCTCATCAAGTAGTTCTAGTTCATCAAGCTCATCAAGCAGTTCATTCAGTTCAAGTTCTTCAAGTAGCTCATTCAGCTCAAGCAGTTCTTCCAGTTCATCAAGTAGTTCTTTCAGTTCTTCTAGTTCATCAAGTAGCTCAAGTAGTTCTTTAAGTTCTAGCAGTTCAAGCTCATCAAGTTCCTCAAGTAGTTCCTTTAGCTCTAGTAGCTCAAGCTCATCAAGCTCATCAAGTAGTTCTTTCAGCTCAAGCAGTTCTAGTTCATCTAGCAGTTCTAGTAGCTCAAGTAGTTCATATAGCTCAAGCTCATCAAGTAGCTCAAGCAGTTCTAGCAGTTCTAGCTCATCAAGCAGTTCTTTTAGTTCCTCAAGTAGCTCAAGCAGTTCATCAAGCAGTTCATTCAGTTCAAGTAGCTCAAGCAGTTCATCTAGCAGTTCTTTTAGTTCAAGTTCTTCTAGTTCCTCAAGTAGCTCAAGCAGTTCATCAAGCAGTTCAAGTAGTTCTTTCAGCTCAAGCAGTTCTAGTTCATCTAGCAGTTCTAGTAGCTCAAGTAGTTCATCTAGCAGTTCTAGTAGCTCAAGTAGTTCTAGTTCATCAAGTAGCTCAAGTAGCTCATATAGTTCTAGTAGTTCAAGTAGCTCAAGTAGCTCATTTAGTTCAAGTAGCTCAAGTAGTTCTAGTTCATCAAGTAGCTCATTTAGTTCAAGCAGTTCAAGCAGTTCTAGTTCTTCTAGTAGCTCATTCAGTTCAAGCAGTTCTAGTTCTTCTAGTAGCTCAAGTAGTTCTTTAAGTTCTAGCAGTTCAAGCTCATCGAGTAGTTCATTTAGCTCAAGTTCTTCCAGTTCATCAAGTAGTTCTAGTAGTTCAAATAGTTCTTTTAGTTCCTCAAGTAGCTCAAGTAGTTCCTTTAGCTCAAGTAGTTCTAGCTCATCAAGCAGTTCAAGCTCGTCTAGTTCATCAAGCAGTTCTTTCAGCTCAAGTAGTTCCAGTTCATCAAGTTCCTCTAGCAGTTCTTTCAGCTCTAGTAGCTCAAGCTCATCAAGTTCCTCTAGCAGTTCTTTCAGCTCAAGTAGTTCCAGTTCATCAAGTAGCTCTAGCAGTTCTTTCAGCTCAAGTAGTTCCAGTTCATCAAGTAGCTCAAGCAGTTCTTTTAGCTCAAGTAGTTCCAGTTCATCAAGTAGCTCAAGTAGTTCTTTCAGCTCGAGCAGTTCATCAAGTAGCTCAAGTAGTTCTTTCAGCTCAAGTAGCTCAAGTAGTTCATCAAGTAGTTCATTTAGTTCAAGTAGCTCAAGTAGTTCATCAAGTAGTTCATTTAGTTCAAGTAGCTCAAGTAGTAGCTCTAGTAGCTCAAGCTCATCAAGTTCCTCTAGCAGTTCTTTCAGCTCAAGTAGTTCCAGTTCATCAAGTAGCTCTAGCAGTTCTTTCAGTTCAAGTAGTTCCAGTTCATCAAGTAGCTCTAGCAGTTCATTCAGCTCAAGTAGTTCTAGTTCATCAAGTAGCTCAAGCAGTTCTTTCAGCTCTAGTTCATCAAGCTCATCAAGCTCATCAAGTAGTTCTTTCAGCTCAAGTTCTTCTTCTTCGAGTTCATCAAGTAGCTCAAGCTCATCAAGCTCGTCTAGTAGTTCCTTTAGTTCAAGTTCATCAAGTAGCTCTAGTAGCTCAAGCTCATCAAGCTCATCAAGTAGTTCCAGTTCATCTAGTAGTTCTTTCAGTTCAAGTAGCTCAAGTAGTTCCAGTTCATCTAGCAGTTCATTCAGTTCAAGTAGCTCAAGCTCATCAAGTAGCTCTAGCTCATCTAGCAGTTCAAGCAGTTCAAGTAGTTCTAGTTCATCAAGCAGTTCATTCAGTTCAAGTAGCTCTAGCTCATCAAGTAGCTCTAGCTCATCTAGCAGTTCAAGCAGTTCAAGCTCATCAAGTAGTTCAAGTTCTTTTAGTTCTTCAAGTAGTTCAAGCAGTTCAAGTTCATTATCAAGCTCAAGTTCTTCTAGTTCATCAAGCTCGGCTTCATCATTACCATATCAAGTTGATTTTGTTAATAAAACATATGATTATGAATTTAAAGATGATACAAGCAATTATAAATTTGATAATAAAACATATAATTATAAATTTGATGAACAATAACAAGGAGATATAGTATGCCAAACAGAAAAAACTTATATTACGTTGCGGATGATGTAACATTCCGCGGATCATTCGAGATTGTTGGTGAAGCGCAAACACCGGACACTAATAGCGCCAAAGTTCAAATATGGAAGGTTGGTTCTACTACTGCAGTGTTAGCTGAAACAACAGCTACGATTGCCGGCACACAAATAAGATATAAATACACTCCATTGATAGTAGGATCATTTGCGTTATTTTTTTACGCAACATTTAATTCAGGGGCAGATAAACGTACAGGAACAATAGAATTTTTAGTAAAAAAGAAAGAGGCGCATTAATATGGTAAATCCAAAATCATTAGAAAATTTAAGATTCAATAAGGATAAGAAAGAAGGATATGGATATAGGTATTCTTTACCTCAAGAAAAGATTGATGAGTTGTTTAGCCATTTAGCTGAAGGTATTTCATTAAAACAAGCAGCTAAGAATACAAAGATATGTTTTGAAACTGCAAGGAAATACTTTAATAAAGGAGATAGCAAACGCGGAATAAAACCACTTCAATGGCGACTTACTATGTTTCAGGATAGAATATCAGAGAAATTTAATGTTTTGCTTGAGGAACGTAGGACAAAGATGCTGTACATTATTAGGGAAACATTAGATAATATAGAAGATAGAATAAAAGATAAAGAATGTAAATGTTGTAAAGGAGAAGGAACACAATTAAATGGTAAAACTGGTCAGAAGGATTTATGCCAAGCATGTAACGGTGAAGGAAAAATCACTAGCAAACTAATGGATAAAACAACAATGAAAGATTTTGAACGATTAGCTAGGTTAGAAGTATTTCTTTCTGGTGGAGTAACTCAAAAAACAGAAGAAAGAAAGATCTTAACTGCAGAGGAGATAATGCAAGATGCAAGTGATGATACATAATACAGAAAGAATTGATTGGAAAAAAGAAATTGCTACACGATCTCCAAAGGATGCAAAAAAGTGGCAGTTTAGTGAGTATAGGCGTTGTGTAGAAGATAAGGTTTATTGGTTTAATAATTATGTATGGACGATAGATACTCGTAAAACGCCATCGATTCTCCCATTTACTTTACGTGATTATCAAATTAAATTAATCAATCAGTTAGATAAGTATGAAGATGTATTTATTGATAAATGCAGAGATATGGGTATTTCTTGGTCAGTTATGGGGTGGGAATTACATCAAGTTTGTTACACTAAAGGATTTACCGCATTAAATATTTCTAGAAAAGAATCAGAAGTGCAAGATAACGGTAATACTTTTCATTCTTTGCATGGTAGGTTGGCATTTATGTATCAACGGCTTCCTCCGTTCATTAAACCAAAGGTACATAATCCTTTTTTAGTTTTTTCAGTTCCTTTAATGAATTCTGTTATAAAGGGTGAATCAGCTAATCCTAAAGCCGGAAGGGATACGCAATATAAATTTATATTAGTTGATGAAGCAGCTTTTGTTGATTGCTTAGATGAAATGTATAAAGGATTAAGGAATGCTACAAATACGTTATGCTTAAATTCTACACCTCCGAAAGAAAGTGTGAATAATAAATTTGCGGAAGTAAAAGATATGAAAAACTCTGGATTTGTTAAACTTGGTTTTGACTGGAATTTAAACCCAGACCATACACAAGGTTGGTATGATAAAAAAACTGCTTCTATGAGTGAACAGGAAATAGCACAAGAAATATTACGTCAGTACGATAAGGCTTTAACAAATCGTTCTTATCCAGAGTATGATAAGAAATTACATTTATTAAGTCATAAAGTATATCTTAATCCAAAATCAAAATTATATTGCTTTATGGATTTTGGTCTTGACGGTGAGCCATTTGTATTTGCACAAAAAGATTTTGAAGATAGATTATTTATAATCTATTATAAAATATATAGAGATAAGTTAACTACCGAATTATATCAAGAATTTAAAAAGTGTTTAGATGCTATTAGATATTCAGGAGAGATTAAGGATATAATATTTATAGGTGATAAGTCAGGAAACAAAAGAAATAGAGTTACCAAGACAAGTGTAATCAGCGATTGGAAAACAGTATCTAATAATCAAATATTAATTAAATCTAGAGAACTTTCTAATTATGAAAAGATGAAGTGTGTAAGAACTTGCCTTAAAAGATATATTAATGGACGACCACAATTTAATATATCAAATGAACCGACTTGCTTAAACTTTGCACAATGTATCAATGGGGTTACGCTTAATAAATCTAGGGAAGATCATATAGATAATAAATTTACTCATGCTGTTAATGCTGTTGAGTATGGAATAAATTATTTATTTCCTGTAACAAAAGCATCAGGCGTAGTTGTTAGTTTAGACCCCGGGGATGATATTAGAGATAATGAAGGGAATTTTGTTAGAAGAATTGGAAGAAATATGTTTAAAGGAACTTCTGTTTCCAGCGTTATTGGTGATAGAAGAATAGCAAGAAGGAGCCATATATTATGAAAAGAAAGAAAGATCAACCAGAACAAGATTCAAGTAATGTTATATTGAATTTTAAAGAACGTAAAAAAAGGTCAATAGAGTTACAGAGAAGAATAGCTGAATCATACCCAATGGTAGGGGGTACTGGTGAAGATGCTCAATGGCGTTCTTTGACATCTAATTCACTCAGGGATTTGAGCCTCCTTACACAGAATAGAATGCAGGATATTGCGTTCTATTTATATGATAGCAATCCTATGGCAGGCAGGATTATCGAGATTATAGAAGATTTTGTTATTGGTGACGGATTTACTTATTCAGTCAAAGATCCTAATGTAAAAGAAGTTATCGATAATTTTTGGAACGATCCGGATAATAACCTTGATGAAGAAATGAATGTTAATGTTGTTGAACTATATTTGTTTGGTGAGTTATGTTTACCGACTTGGGTTAATTCAGCTAACGGTGCAGTTAAGCTAGGGTATATAGATCCAAAGACAATTTTAAAAATTAGAAAAGATAGAAATAATCCAAAGATACAAAAATCATTAATATGGAAAAGATTAAGTGGTTCTTCTAAAGAACAAGAAATGAGTATAATAAATGTTGATAGAAATCTTAGGTCAAAAACATATGGGAAGTTAGTTGGAGATTGTTTTTACTTTACAATAAATAAAGTAAGTTCAGCAACGCGCGGTAGAAGTGTGTTATTAAGATTAGCTGATTGGCTAGATGGATATGATCAATTTCTTTTTACAAGGTTAGAAAGAGCATTCTTGTTGAATTCGTTTATTTGGGATGTTGCTTGTGAAGGAATGAATGAATCAGAGCTTCAAGAATTTGTAAAAAAATTAGCGCCGCCTAGACCTGGCTCTATAAGAGCTCATAATGAAAAAATCACCTGGAAGTCAGAAACACCTAAATTAGAATCAGCTGATGCATCAGGTGAAGCAGCCTTATTTAAGAACCAGATTTTAGGTGGTGCTGGATTCCCGGGGCATTGGTTTGCTGAAGGTGATAAAACTACACGTGCAACAGCTATGGAAATGTCGCTTCCTACTCTTAAAAATTTAAAGACTAAACAGAAAAAAATAAAGTTTCTAATTAAGCGGATGTTTGATTTTGTCATTGACCAAGCAATAATAGCTGGTGTATTAAAAGAGGGTGTTGATAAGACTTTTAAAGTTATTCCTTCTCCAATAGTTTCTAGAGATAGCAGCAAAGGAACTGCTGAAGCTATGTCAGGATTAATATCTGGATTGGTTCAAGCATCTGATAAAAAATGGGTTAGTGATAAGAAGGCTAAAACTATTATTAATGCAGTAATATCACAATTAGGTGTAGATGTAGATAGTGAGGCTGATGATAATGTAGATAGTGATGCTGATGATAATAAGAAAGAAGAAGAAAAAGGAGTAGCGACAAATGAAGAATAAAGGGTTTTTGATTGCTTTGTTAGAAGATTTCTCTTTAGATAAAATAGACATCGTTTCTAAAAACGATAACTTTATGGAAGGTGTAAAGCCTGCGTTTGGTTCTCCCGGTGGTAAATTTTTTGTTGCCGGGAAACTAATAAGATTGTTTCCAGAACATAAAAGATACGTTGAATCATTTATTGGTGGTGGATCTATATTGTTCAGAAAAAAGAGAAGTGAAGAAGAATTTATAAACGATAGAGATAGTGATATTGCTTCTTGTTTTAAGTTTATGAAAGACATAACAGAACAACAAGTTGAATCATTAAATAAGCTTGATTGGAAAACATCTAAAGATACATTTAATAAATTGCTTCCTGAGTGGAAAGAAAGTAGTCAGCATAACGACCCTGTTTATCAGTTCTATCGTTATGTTTATATCAAAGGAGCTTCAGATGCAGGTCAGATGAGTTCCTTTGATAATAGATCTGAAGGTGATGTTATGAAAGTAACTACACGAATGCTAAAGATAAAAGAACGTCTGCAAGACGTAACAATAGAAAATATGGATTACAGAGATTTTATTAAAAAATATGCGAACAAAGAATCTTTTACTTTTATGGATCCTCCTTATCCGTCAGCTAAGATGGATTGGAAGTGGTGTCCGACACAAAATGAATTTGAATCATTTACAAAAACTGTTCCGGGTAAGTGGATGGTTACGTATGAAGTTTGTGACGGTTGGAAAGAATCAAAGTATGATAGAAAGATACTTTCTCAATATAATATTGCTGCACCATCAGCAGGTCATATGGCTAGGAAATCAGAATTAATGGTTTCTAATTATCCAATAAAAGAGAACTCAACTTATTTAGAATCTGAAATAGATGATGATATAAAGGAATCAATAGTTGACTTTGTTGATAACCTAAGGTTATCGGAAGTACGTGGATTAGGATTAGGCGTTGGTGGTCCTAGACAAGGTGATGCTGGAACAGATGTTTGTGTTTGCCCTAAGTGTAAAGAAGAAATTAAACATAACAGAGGAACTCCTTGTAATGAAAGTAAATGTCCTAAGTGCGGAACACCAATGATAGGAAAAGTTGATAACAAAGAATCTTTAGTTGATGATTTAAAAGATATACTAAAGTTATATGCGGCTAAAAGAAGAGGTGATGATGTTGATAAAACATTCGAGCAGTTAAAGAGTTCATTTCGTGGTTGTGTATCTGACATCATAGAATCTGGTATTACTGATTTCCATCCAGAAAAGCTTTCTCCGTTTGCTTTAGAGTTGTTTGATAAATACACAGAGTATAAATATACTGTTGTGCAACCTGATAAATCTGAACAATCATTTAAAACATTAAAAGAATTAAAAGACAGCAATGTTGATTATCGCGGATATAAGTTTAATATAAAAATGAAAGAAGCAGAAAAGAAGATAGGTAACTTTACTTTTTATAATCAATGGTGGAGAAACAAAAATGATAAGATAGATAATTTTACTGTTTCTACTGATTTAGGAATAGATATTCATTTGTCTGAAAATAAAAGTTTGATCGAAGATGAATTCAAAGAATCAACTTTTTATATAAAACCTTCAGAATACTCTGTTAGGAAACTTTCAGAGGGAATATCATTTATGTTACCTCATAGTGATTTTAATATTACTGATATGCTTTCTTGGATTAAAGTAATAGATAGAGGAAATATATCTATTCTTGAAAGCACAGAGTTAGAGAAAATAATAGAGTTTTCTGGTAAAAAAATTAAAGGTATTTTTACAGCTAAGAGAGAAAATGAGAACTCAGACTTTTGGGTTTTGAAAAAATAAATCATTTTTTCCTTGACATTTATAAAAAATAAGACTATATTTTAAGTGTATAGGTTTTTAACAGTTTATTCACAGGAGGTAAAATGCCTTATCCAACTGAACACACCTGTCGGGTCGCAGAACCATTACCACAGAACTCTGGTATTTTTGCTCGTAAATCAATTGCTTCTGGTATAAGCATAGTAATGCAAAAATCTAAAGGAGATTCTAACTCTCCTATGAAGGTTCAATCTTATCGATTTGGAAAACACCAATTCACTCATACTGAAGCTAAAGAATGGTTAAAAAAACATAGTATAGAATATACTGCGTTTGAACCTGCTAGTAGCCCGGATAAGAAAGAAACAAGAGCTGACATTATCAATAGGATAACTAAAGAGTTATCAGGTGTGATAATTTAATGAAATATAATCATTTACATATTGCTTCATTCTTAGAAAGTAGTTCTTCTGGCGATAAGTGGAAAGTAATGGTGATCGAAGAAGGACTGTCGAAAAACGGCAAATACTATACAAAGGAAGCCCTCCAAAAATCTATTCCTTTATTTGAAAAATCAAAAGTTTGTTTTTATGAGTGGAAAGACAAGCATTTTGACCACATACCTTTATCCGTTGAAAAGATGTGTCCGGAAGGATTTCCTCTACAAACAGCCGGCTACCTTGATAATGTGAAGTTTGAAACAGTTAAGGTTGAAGGTAGAGAAGTCGCTGGTTTAACTGCATCTTTACACTTATTAGAAAAAAACTCAAGAGTTAAAGATTTGAAGCAAATGCTTACAAATGCTTGGAAAAAAGGATTAAAAAACCTACTTGGACTTTCCATAAATGCTGAGGGGCCGTCAAGCGTGCGTATGATGAATGGGCAACCGATAACAGTTGTCAATGGAATAAGTAAGGTTTTCAGTACCGATTTCGTGACTCAGCCTGCGGCGGGCGGCGGGTTACTAAAAATAATTGAAAGTTTCAATACAAAAGGAGGTATGGAACAGATGTTTAAGAAGATTATCGAATCGTTGAAAAGGTTTAATTCGAAGATATTAGAAAGCGTAGATATCGCTAATATCACAGAAGAAGAAGTAGTAAGTATTTTTGAATCATTAGCTAAAGAAGCTAAAGAGAAAAATTCAGACAAGGCTGATAACCTTGAAGAGATTGTCGGTAAAATGAAAGACAAGAAATATGAGGAAGCAGAAGCTTTACTTAATGCTATAACAAATGAACAAAAAATGTCAGATAATGATTTGCTTAATGCTGATGATAAAACATTAAGCCCCGGAGATTTAAAGAAAAAGAAAGCTTTGCTAAAAGTGGAACAAGATGCTGCTGCAAAAGAAGCAAAGAAACAAGAAGATTTAGAGAATAAAAATAAAGATTTAGAATCTAAATTAGATGCTATAAATAGCAAACTAGCTATTAGAGAATGCAAAGAGCTATTAGAAGTTGCTTTATCTGAAAGCAACTTGCCAGAAGTAATCAAACATAAAATTCGTAATTCCTTTAAAAACAAGGTGTTTAAAGAATCAGAGATAAAAGAATCTGTTAAAGCAGAGCGTGATACATTGGCAAAATTAGTTGAAAGCAAAGCAGTTATTGATTTTGGTGGTGATTTTGACGGCTCTTTTGTGAAAAGAGATCCTATCACCCGCGTTCAAGCATCTATGGATTTAATGTTAGGTTACAAACCTAGTGACGTAGATAAAGATAAGTACAAAGATATTGATGGTTTTAGATCATTAAAAGAAGCTTATGTTGCTTTTACTGATGATGCAGAAGTATCCGGAAGATTAGGACCTCGTGCATTGTCTAGATTAAGCGAATCAGTTGTTGATGATAACACTACATTTTCCTACGCTTTAGGTTATTCTATGCAAAGAAGAATGCTTCCTGAATATAGAGCAATACCTGAACTATGGAAAAAGATAGCAGTGTCAACACCTATCAAAGATTTTAAATTACAGGAAAGAATTCAATGGGGTGGTTTTGGAGTGCTTCCTACAGTGCAAGCAGCTAGAACAGTTGCCGGAACACCAATAGATAGTGCAACTCCTACATACCCTGAATTAGGGTTCCCTGGCGATACCGAGGCAACATACGCTGTGATGACTAAAGGTGGAGTAATCACAGTAACAAGAAGATCAATCATTGATGATGATTTGAAAGTATTGACAGGAATTCCTAAAAGAGTTGGGAAAGCAGCTGGATATACTTTGAATCAATTTGCGTTTGATTTAATGTTAGGGTATGGAGCTTCTGGAATCAATACTGCTACTATTTATGATAGTGCAGTTCTTTACATTGCATCTCATAAGAATTATCGCACAGGTGCATTAGGTTACGATAATCTTCAGGACTTGCTTAATGATATGTGGTATCAGTGTGAGTTAGGATATAAAACTGACGTGGCAACACAATTAGAAGCAGCTGCTACAACATTAGATGTTACTGCTGGAACTGGTCAGTATTTCAAAGCCGGAGATTATGCCTGGCTAGACGGAGAAATTGTTCGTGTAGATTCAGTATCTACTGATGCATTGACTATTGCAAGAGGAATGTTTGGAACAACTGATGCTCAGCATTTAGTTGCAGTTGATGTAAGAAAAGTTACTCAGTTCTTAGCATTAGAGAAACCTATCCTATGGGTACCTCGTGCTTTGAATGGTACTGCATTGGCATTACAGAAATCAGAAAAACATCCAGAGAATGCTGAAGGTGGAATTAATACACTGAGAAATCAGTTTGAAGTAGAACAAAGCCCATTCTTACGTGGTGATGAAAATAATTACTATATTTCATCTAAGATTTCTGACGTAGAAGGAATAGAAATAGGGTTTTTAAATGGTAAAGAAGAACCAGAAATTTTGGTTCAAGATCAACCTACTGTCGGAAACGTATTTACCTATGATACGATCCGCTACAAAGTTCGTCATGAATACGGCGGAGCAGTTGTTGATTTCAGAGCGTTTGCAGGGGCGATTGTAACTTAATAACCGAATTAATGGCGATGGTCGGGGGAGAAATCTCCCGACACAGCTGTTAGGTTGGAAAATACCTAATATTAAGGAGGATTTTTTAAATGAAATTCACAAGATATAAATATGGAGTAGCAAATGAAAGAGGTACTGTTCTCTCTAAAACAGCAGATTATACAATATTAGAAAATGATATTTTAAGATCCGGTCAGTTTTTTAAAGTTGATGGTCATAAGTTAACATTGCCTGCCGCTAGTGGAAATTTAAAAGGTACAAGTGTATATGTTTTTGGAAGTAGCGGTTCATCTAAAGTAGCTGTTGTTGCTGGTTTTGGTGGTGGTGGTGCTAGTTATGATACTGTAACCGTAGGAGCATATAATACTATAGAGTTTTGGTGTGACGGCAGTTATTGGTACGCATTATCTAATGCGGTTGGTGCTAGCTAAAATAAAGGAGGACAATTATGCCAAAACCTACCAGATATAAATATAGTGTCGCTAACCGTAGGGGTACAACCCTAAGTAAATCCGCAGATTACTCTCTGACAGAGAATGATGTTGAAAGAAGTGGATCTTTATTTGTTAAATTAACTTCAGGAAATACACTAACTTTACCTGCCGCTAGTGATAGTTTAAAAGGCGCTAGTGTTTATGTTAATACATCTGATCAAGGCATTGTATATGTTGCTGCCGGATTTGGTGGTGGGGGAGCTAGTTATGATACTGCTAATATAGGAAAGTATGAATCTGCTGAGTTTTGGTGTGACGGCAGTTATTGGTACGCATTAAATGTAACTGTAGCTGGAAATACTTCTAGTTCATCATCCAGTTCATCATCTTTTTCCAGTAGCTCATCAAGTTCATCAAGTAGCTCAAGTAGCTCATTAAGTTCATCAAGTAGTTCATTAAGCTCGAGTAGCTCAAGCTCAAGTAGCTCAAGTAGCTCAAGCTCAAGCTCAAGCTCATCAAACTCAAGTAGTTCTAGCTCATCTAGTTCGAGCTCAAGCGAATCTAGTTAAAAGTTAAACCTACCCTTGGCGGTAAACTCCGCCAAGGGTTACTAAAGGAGATAGATAATGGCATATCCCGCTTATAAATGCCCTTTTAAAAATAATGCCGGTGCAGGAATTGTTTGTGAGAATATTGCATGTGGATTGTTCAACGTTGTTGAAAATGACTGCAATTTTATTATGAATGAACGAAGAAAACATCAGCTAACTGGTAAAGTAGTTCCTAATACAAATACTTATTCTAGTTCGAGTTCTAGTTCTAGTTCGAGTTCATATAGCTCGAGTTCTTCTTCGTCGAGTTCTTCTTCGTCGAGTTCTTCTTCGTCGAGTTCTTCTTCGTCGAGTTCGAGTTCTTCTTAAGGGGGTATTGTGTCTTATACTAGAGAAGATTATTTAACACGATTAGAAACTGCACTACAGGATGATGCTGAAAAACTGCAACCTGATGATAAGTATCGTATTTTAACGCAATCTGTAGTAATCTTTTCTAAAGATAAACCAAACACTAAGATAAAAGAATCAACAGGAGATGGTTCTTCTTATGATTTTGCTCTTCCTAGCGATTGGGTAGAAGGTACTTCTTATATTATTGGACAGATTGAATATCCAGCTGATGATTATCAAAATCCTAGTTATCTTGAACAGATAGATTGGAAGTTCTTTAAAAAGAACGTTGAGAGTGTGATGACTACTTATATTCGCATTTTAAGTTTCATCCCTGCGAATGGTAAAATATTAAAATATGAATATGCGTTACCTCAAATATTAAATGAGGAAACTTGTACTATAAATGATAGTTATATAGAGGCAGTTACTAATCTAACTGCCGCTCTTTGTTTTTGGGCTCTCGCGGCTAAATTTGCACAAACTACTGATTCTACTATCGAAGCTGATGTTATTGATTATCAACGGAAATCTGATCTTTATGCATCCTTAGCAAAAGAGAAGATGTCAGTTTATAATTCATTAATGGGTCTAGGTATAGAATCTAAGAATTCAGGTGCGGCCTCTGCTGGGATTGCGGTTAAAGATCTTGACATGGAATACTCATGGAAAGAAGATATGTTAACACATCCTATTAGATGGCGATAATTCCCCAAGCAAAGAGATTTAGGAGAAGGCGGAGATAGATGAACATATGGTGATTTTTACATCTATCCTTCCGCTTTATTATGCATGTCATTAGCATTAATTAGAACACAAATAAAAACTAAGCTTGAAGCAATATCAGGTGTAGAAAATGTTTATGATTATAAACGTTTCTGTAGCGACCTTACTACATATAATACCTTGTTTGTTAAGGATTCTAAAGTAAACACTTGGGAAATAGAAAGGACTTCTTTTGAAAGGATTGGGCATGGGGGGTCAGGTGATGTTGAAGATGTAAATAATACTTTTATAATTAGTGGTTTCTATTCTTTTTATGATGAATTAGCCACAGAAAAAACATTTCAAGACCTTATTGAAACTATTTGTGCTAGTTTTATCAGTGATCCAACATTAGGCGGAACAGCAAATATCGTGCATATTCCTATTACCGGAGAGTTTTCAATGGTAATGTTAGGTGCAGTTTTATGTCATAAATGCGATATAACAATTAATATTGATGATAGAATTATTTAAAGGAGGGAAAGAAAATGGCTAAAATATCAAGAGTTGCTCAATTAGCAGGAAAAGTAGAAACTATTAGTGGAACAGCAGAAACATTAGCAGCAGCACAAGCTACAATACTGTCATATGAGCCAGTGTTAGATGCTGATTTTGAACAGTATAAAAGAAATCCTGTTGTGAAGCATATGTCTAGGTTTGCTTCTGAGCCTGGTGCAAGGAAAATGTCGCTTGCTTTTAAAGCTGAGTTAATGGGGCCAATATCCGGATCAAAAGGAACAACACTACCACTAACGCCGTTTCTTCGTTCTTGTGGATTGTCAGAAAGCCTTTCAGTTGGAACATCTAATATTTATGTTCCTGTATCAAGTAGTTTTGTTACCTGTACAGTAGCTAAATACTTAGATGGAATAAGAAAAACAATGTCAGGTTGTGCCGGTAATGTTAAATTTCAGTTTAAAGTTGGTGAACCTGTTTTTTGTGAATTTGCAATGGAAGGTAAATATTACGAACATAGCGATACTGCACTGTTAACTCCTACATACCCGGAACAAGTTCCTTTAATTTTTATGGGTGCAACTGTTACTATTGACAGTGATAGTTTAGTAATGGATACTTTAGAAATTGATATGCAGAATGAAGTTGTTATATCTCCTAGACCTCAAGATTCATCTGGTATTGATTATGCTAAAATAGTTGGTAGAAATCCACAAATGTCATTTGACCCTGAATTAGTTTCTATTGCTAGCCATGATTTTTATTCAAAGATACTTTCTCGTTCTACAATGGCTGTAGTGATTAATATGAATGATAGCAATGGAAATAATATTACTTTTTCATTGCCGGCAGTAAGGTACACAGGATTAAAAGAAGCTGATAGAAGTGGTATTGCGGCGTTAAGTGCTACTTGCGAAATTTGTAAGAATTCAGACGCGGGTAATGATGAGATAACAATTACTATGGGAACATCATCTAGTTCATCTAGCTCAAGTAGTTCAAATAGTTCAAGCAGTTCTAGTTCGTCAAGTTCTAGTAGTGAGAGTGCTTAAAAGGATATGAATGCCTAGTAGTTTTAAATGCAGAATAGATATTGATGTTTCTAATCCTGATTATAGTGATGCATCTATTCCATTAGGTCAAGTTGCTAGAAAAATTGCTGAAAGTTCAAGAAGGAATATACGCACACAAACTAGCATTAAAGGACACGCATTTAAAGGTTTATCAGTAAAAACAATTAAAGATAAAAGAAGAGAAGGAAGTGACTATCCTACAAGAGCATTGTATAGAAAAGGAATTATGTATCGTGCAATTCATGTTTATCAAAGAAGTAAAAATGCATTTGAAGTTGGTATAATTCCTAGAGGTAAACCAAAAAGAGATTTAGTAGGGTATATTCATCAGGAAATATACCCTATAATAAGAGCGTTTTTAGGATTTGATGCAAAATCTAGGCAATGGTCTAAAGAAAGATTTAGACGATGGATGAAAGAGAGAAAAGAAAAAGCTAAAAGAACTAAATCAACCTATAGTTATTAAAGGAGGGTGTCGTGGTAGATCCAATCAGTGTCGGAATGACAAAAGAATACACATTAGAAAAGGATAAAGTAAATCCTACAATTTGGTTAATAGGTCCATTAGACTCTATTATGAAATCAAAGTTTATTTCAAGCTTTGGTAAAATTGAGATAAAAGATGATAAACCAGTTTACGTTCAAGGAGATATTGATTATACACAAAATAATTTTACTATCTTAAAATATGGATTAAAAGGATTTAAAAACTTCAAGATCAATGGAAAAGAATTAGAGTTTAAAACAAAAAAAGAAAAAGTTTTCAATATTGAAATTGAAGTTGTTGCTGATGAAACTATGAGAGCAATTCCTTTATTTGTAATAAATGAATTAGCCGCAATAATTTGGGGTGAAAACGAGGTTGGTGAAGATTTAGAAAAAAACTAATATTGGCAGTTGAGGTGTCAAGCTTAGGCCTTAATTGCCACGATTGTAATGAACATCAAAAGAAATTTCGTGGGTGTAATGGCAAACCAATTCAGCCATATTTAATAGATGGTAAGCCAGCGGATAGGTGCATAGCAAAAATGCTACCACCAGAGGTAAAAACGTATATAAAATATTATGAATATTATAAAAAAGGATTGTTACCTTTCCCCGGTAGTGTTGCACAGCAACCAGCAAAACTATTAGATATATTCGACATTTTAGAATCAGCTGAGATAAAAGTAATGAACAGTAAACATAAGGTGTAATATGGCAGTAGGCGATCAAAATTTTACAGTTAGAGCAACATTTGTTGATAAAGCTTCTGGTAAAGTCATAAAAGCTAATGCAGCAATGATTAATTCCATGAAGAAGGTAGGAGTCCAATTTCAAAAAACTGGGGCTGAAACTGCTATGGCTTTAGATAAAATGGCGCAAGGACATGAAAAAGCAGGAAGGTTTTCAAGATTCCACAACGCTCAAATAGGTAAGCTAATAGGATCTATTGGTTCTATGCGTAACATAATACTTGTTTGGATGTTTGCTTTAGGACCATTAATCAATCTTTTTAAATCAGCTACCAAAGCTATGATGATACAAGAAGATGCTGTAAAGCGTCTTAGCTTTGCTATGGAAATCCAAGGTACTGCTTCTAAATTTATGCAAAATAATCTTAAAGAATTGTCTGCTGCTTTTCAAGAAACAACTAGATACGGTGATGAAGCAATATTGGAAGTAATGGAAAAATTAATTACTGTAGGCGGAGTTGTACCTTCTAAATTAAAAAGAGCAACCCAAGCTGTTGTAGATTTTGCAGCAGGGTCCGGAAGAAGCCTATCAGAAGCGGGTGAGCTAATAGCAAAAAGTGCTGTTGGATATACAATGCAAATATCTAGGTTGTTCGGAGTTACTATACCTAAAAGCATGTCTGTAGCCAAACAATTTGAAATGGTTCTTGGATTGATAGAAGGAAAGATGGCTGGAAGAGCTCAAAGAGATATAAAAAGTTATGCAGGTAGCGTAGCGCAGATGGCTAACGCTTGGAGTGATGCAAAAGAAGCTTTAGGTTTTTTTCTTAATAAAACATTTCATTTGCAGGCTGGTATGAAAATAATGAAAGATATGTTTGATACGTGGTCTGGTAAAAATGCTTCTACTGCAATGATGGTATTAGATAAAGAAATAAGCAAAGTTGATAAATCGTTACAAATTTTAATTAAAACTAGCAAGAATATAAGTGGGAAAAATTTCTTATTCATGAAACCTGATAATCTTACAAATAAGATTGCAGAGAAACAACAAGAAAGACTTGCTTTGATAACAAGAAAAACACAGTTAGAAATTCAATCATTTATGGATTCAATTAGACTTAAAGAACAAGGTAAAATAATAGAAGCAGAACAAGCTAAAATGGCAACACAAAAAGAATGGGCAGATACATATTCAATATTTCAAAGAACTCGAGCTGATTATCAAATAGAACAATTAAATCAAGAGTATGCTTTATACCTAAAAGTATTTGAAGATAATGCAGCTAGAAAATTAGAGATAGAGGAATGGTATCAAGCTAAAGTAACAAAATTACGAAAGCTTGCGTTAACAGATGCCAAAGATCAATACGATGCTATGGAAGTAATGACGAAATCATTTGCTGTTAATATGCGTAATTCTATGTCTGATGGTTTTTTTAAGGTTATCAAAGGAGATTTTGAATCATTAAAAGATGTATTAGTGTCATTTGGTGATGCAATGTTAAAAACTATTACAGATATTATTGCTAATTTAATAATAATGTCAATATGGCAAAAAGCAGCTGGGCTATTAGGATATTCAGGAGGGGTTGTTGGTGCCGTTATTAATGCAGGAACTGCACGCGCTCATTCTGGTGGGTATATTATGGATTCAAAAAATAGTTTTGGGTATCGAAAGAAGTTTCATTCTGGAGGAGAAGTTCCCGCAACATTACTTGAGGGTGAGGGTGTATTAAACCGAAGAGCAATGGGCAATTTAGGTGTAGATAATTTGAATAAGCTTAATCGCGGAGAAGGTTCCGGCGGCGGCGGCGGAGTAGTAAATAATTATTATATTCAAACTATTGATGAACGATCATTCAGAGAAAGGTTACAGCAGAACGGAGATATTTATGCAAATGCTTCCGGAAGAAGCATAATGGATAATCAATCATTAAGAGGAATTACACAAAAATATGGCTAATACTAATATACTAACATTAACACCTGAATTTGGTTTAAAAGAAACTATAAGTTTTAATACCAATATAAGTGATTCTGAAAGTGGCATAGAACAACGCGATGCTTTATGGGATCATGGATTAAGAGATTATAACCTTACTTGTAAATTCCTAACCCAAACAGCAATGAATGTAATTTGGGATTTTTATATTGCAAGGTTAGGCGCTTATGATTATTTTTTATTAAAAATTCTTACCGAGTATCAAATAACAGATGAAGCATTAGGGTCAGCTGATGGAGTAACAGCCGCTTTTTTACTTCATAATTTTCCTGTTGATGTTTCTGCAAATAGTTCTTGTACTGTTGGTGGCGTTGCTAATACAAACTACACTTTAAGCAATAATTTTACCACTGAAAAATCATATATAACATTCAATCCTATTCCGGCAAGTGGCGCGATATTACTTTCTTATGAATATTATTTTAAAGTTAGGTTTACTGATGATAAATTAACTAGAGAATTAGCCGCGTATCAGTTATTGCATTCCGGTATTAATTTAAAAGAGATTAGGTGGAGTTCTTATAATCCTCCTGAAGGAAACTTTAGTTCTTCTAGTTCTTCTAGTTCAATGAGTTCCAGCTCATCGTCTAGTTCAAGTAGATCTTCTTCAAGCTCATCTAGCTCAAGTTCTAGCTCATCTAGCTCAAGTTCTAGCTCATCTAGCTCATCGAGTTCATCTTCTCTTTCATCAAGTTCTTCGAGCTCATCAAGTTCAAGTAATTCTAGTTCATCATCAAGCAGTAGTGATTCTTCTAGTTCATCATCAAGTAGTAGCTCATTTAGTTCAAGCAGTTCTTTCAGCTCAAGTAGTTCTAGTTCATCAAGTAGCTCATTTAGTTCAAGCAGTTCTTTCAGCTCAAGTAGCTTTAGTTCATCAAGTAGCTCTAGCGGTTAAGGGGGTTTAAAATGTTGAGTTTATCTGCAACGTTAATAGCTATTAAGAATCAACTGCAACATAAGCCGGTAGAGATACATGACATTTATTTAGGTTCGCAAACTGCCGAAGATTCTAATACCCTTCATTTCATTAACTTCTATTTTCCATTATATTTTTTTAATTACCTTAGCCATACATCACAACAATATACTCCTGTAGGCGTGTCAAGAAGTGCAATGAAAAAAAGTACACATGGCGAGATAGAGCGTGTTGGATACCAAATAGATAATGTCACAAAAGCAATGTCTGTTTATGCAGCAGCTCATGATTTAAGAAATAAACGAATTGTTACAAGGCTAATATTCAGAGATCATTTAAGTTCTTACTTAGATGCTAAAATAGTTTTTGATGGCTTTATCCAGAATGTATCTTTTTCTAGAAAAAAAATGGCTGCAAACTGTACCCCCGTTTTAGGGTCATTAAGTTTTGAAACTGGGTGGCCCTACCAAATTGAATGTAATGCAAGATTTGGAGATAGCTATTGTCAAATAGATAAAGATGCAGTAGCTAATAAAGTAATAGGTGCAGTTACAGGCGGAACAACTACTACTATTATAGATACTGTTAATTTAGACCAAGCAGATGATTATTGGAACTGGGGTATAATTACATTTACTTCAGGAAACAATAATGGTTCATCGAGAAAGATATTAGATTTTGTTTCATCTACGCATACATTAACATTAGATTATGCTTTAGACGTTGCTCCAACTGCTACTGATGCATTTGCAGTATATCGTGGCTGTGATAAAACATTAAATTCTTGTGATACAATATTTTCTAATACTATTAATTATCATGGATTCCATACAATACCTTTAACAAAATGATAGATTTAAATAAACTTATTGGCATCCCTTTTAAATTAAATCATAAAGACTTTAAATTTTGTGATTGTAGAGGAATTGTTTATTTATATTATAAATATGTTAAGAACAAAGAGTTACCATTTACTGACGGAAAAAATATAATATTTAGAAATCAAAAAAAAGATAAGAATAGAATGGCATCTGTTTTAAATACTTTTGCTGATATAGTAGATATAAATGATATTGATGAAGGAGATATTGTTGTCATCGATAATCATAAACAAGTAGGATCATTAGGAGTATGCATTAATAATAAACAAATATTACATATGGACGGAGTTGTTGGATCGTGTCTTACTAGATTAAGATATTTAAAAGAATTTATATCATTAATATATAGACCAAATGATTAAAAAAATACTTTTACTATTTGCATTTTTTCAGTTTTTCATCGTTACATACGCTTATGCCGGAGTAGTAGGCGGCGCAATAGGAGCCGCAATTTGGTCGATAGGTGTTATGATAGTTGATTATGCATGGGTTCATCCTTTTATAACTGCTTTCACCGTAGCGTCTATTGCTTACTCATTAGCTTCTGGAAGTAAAGCAGATAAGTTAGGTGCATCAGGTTCAAAATATACATCGCGAAGTATAGAAAACACTTTTTCTAATGAAGGAATTGTTCCAATAATTTATGGAGGCCCAATACTCGTTGGAGGAAATATAATATGGCAGTCTGAACCCGGGACTACTGTACAAAGATTCATCGGTTTTTGTATAGGTGAAGTGAGTTCAGTAAGTAATATTATTATTGATGAAAAAGATATAGCAACTTTATCTGGATGTAGTTATACAGCATACACAGGAACTTCTACACAAACTGTTGATGCAAGAGGATCCGCAACAGTTAAAGGATTAAGAGATGTATGCTATGTTGCCGCAACAATAACTGCCGGAGATGATGTCAGTAGTAACCCAACATTAGGCGCTAAAATAACAGGAAAGAAAGTTGCTCTTTGGGATGCTGGAATACATCAATGGACTGCTTCTAAAGCATTTTCTAAAAATCCATCCGCTATAATTCGTGATTATATGGGCTTAAGTGTAGTGCTTGGTGGGTGTGGAGTTTCATCAAGCTTCATTGATGATGATAGCTTTGGTGATTTTTACGAGCACTGTGCTGAAGGTGTGAGCAATGGTTCTGGCGGAACAGAAGAAAGATATGAATTAACTATTGCTCTTGATACAAAACATTCAGCATTAGATAACTTAGCAAAAATGTTAATTACTTGCAATGCACAATTGATACGCAGTGGTGCAACTTATAAAATAGTATATGAAAAATCAGGTGAAACATCAGTAATGGCATTTACTGAGGATAATATAGATAACGATACATTTAATTATGGGTATGGAAAGTCAGACGAAATACATAATAAAATAGGAGTAGAATGGATATCTCCGTTAGAAATAAAGAACCCTAAAAGAATAGCATGGGCAGAAGATGAATTAGATCAGGACATAAGGGGAATACGAGAAAGCAAAATCGAAATGTATGGCATCATAAGACAATCTCAAGCATCTAGACAAGCAAATAAAATATTATATGAAGGTAAGTTAAATGATATTTGGTGTGAATTTGAATCTACGATTGAAGCAATGCATTGTGAGCAATATGATATTGTTTCAGTTACGCATTCAAGACCTAATTGGGATACTGCATTGTTTAGAATTATGAGTATAACTGAAGCGAATTTTGGGCGGGCTAAATATGTATGCAATGCATATAACAGTTCTGTATTAGATGATGGTTTTGGATCAACCTTCGATGATTGGGATTCTGGAAATCCTCCTAACCCATACGAAGCTGTTGTAGATGTTACTAATATTGCTTTATCGGAAACTGGATGGGTTAATGTTGATGGAACGTGGGTAGTTGTAGTTGACGTAAGTTGGACTGCGCCGGCAACAAATCGTGATTTATTAAACAATTATATTATTGAATTAGCAAAATCAGGAGGTAGTTATACTCAATACGGAATTGCAGATAAATCTGCTACTACATTTAGAATAAGTAGCGGATTAAATAGTGGTCAAACATATAATATTAAAGTTAAAACACAATCAGTAAAGAATATTATATCTACAGGTCGCATCTCAAATCCAATTACATTAGTTGGAAAATCTACTAATCCTTCTAATGTTTCTAGCTTCACTTCCTCTTGGGGTAAAAATTTAGAGTTATCTTGGGCAATTGTTACTGATTCTGATTTATCTGGATATGAAATAAGAGATGAAGATGCTAACTTTGGAACTGATGATGCACATTTAATATATCGTGGGTTAGCAAATAAAAAAGTTTTAATTCCTTCTAGCCGAGCTCCGGGTACATATTGGTTGAGATCAATAAATTCAAGCGGTAAGTATTCTATTACTTCAGCCCAAATAACTCCGGTAAATGCTGCCCCGGCGATCCCATTATCTTTAACTGCTGATATTGTTTTTAATATAGCACGTTTATGCTGGACTGATGATACCGCAACTGATATTGAATACTATGATGTATATTATTCTAAAACTAATGCTTGGGCTGGAGAAGAAAAATTATTTGGTAAAGTACCGGGGCGTAACTGCACAATACAAGGTGAAAGCTCACAGAATGGAATGTCAGATGATAATGGCGCGGCAAATACTGATTACGTTACTGATTTAGATTTAGCCGGTTGGGGGCCTGATTATTGGAAAGGAAGTTACATAGAAATAATATCTGGTACAGGAGTAGGTGAAGAATTAAAAGTATCAGCGTATGCTACAGCTACAGGTAAGTTTACTATGGATGATAATTGGGTAGCACCTCCTGATACAACTTCTAAGTTTTTTTTACATCCTGTTAGGTACTATAAAGTAAGAGGTGTTGATGGTTTTGGCGCAGGAAATTTTACATCAGCTGTAGAAGTAAAATATATAGAGTTTACAGAAGGTATGCTTGGCGATCAAATCATAACCGCGAGGAAAGTTTATGCCGGAGAAGTAATAACTTTATCAGCACAAATAAAAGATGCAATTATTCAAAATGCTCATATTATCGATTTGTCTGCTGATAAGATAACAGCAGGTAGCTTGACAATTACAGTTAATGTTGGTAGTGCTGGAAAAATAGTATTAGACGGTGCTAATGATGTAATAAAAGTATATGATGCATCAAGCATACTAAGAGTTGAGCTAGGCAAATTATCATGAACGAATTTGGATTAAAAGTATATGATTCATTAGGTTCAAACTACACTACAATTACTCCTAAAATATCTACCATTGTTAGCTCTGGAAGAATAACAATGCCTAATACTTTAAATGTTGATAACACTTACGGTGTTGTTATAGACTTGCCCGGAACTAGTGCGATTCCTAAAGAAGATATTACTGTTTTAATTGCTCCTATTGAACATACATATAAGATAACTAATATTTTATATTCTTCACAAAATATTGGCTATATGGATTCTGCTATGTCTTATTATAAGCACGCAAAGGCAACAGGAGTTATGACTTCTTGGACTGCTGGAAATTTGACTCCATCAACTGCAACTACTTATGATGGGTTTGCTGGAATATTCCCTGTTAGCTTTTGGGATATTAAAGGTGGAACAACTTTTACATCTGTATTATTATTCGCGGCAACATGTTATTTAGCTTACGATGCTAGCGCAAGTGAGTTTATAAAAGTTTATTCGATCGGAGATAAAGGAGTAAATAAAATAGAATATGTAGTAACTATTAAGAATCATAATTATGAGTAATTACGGATTAAAAATATTTGATACTATAGGAAACAGCAGTTTAATTGTTCCAAATATTGCTCAAATAATATCTTCTGGAACAATAACATTGCCTAATGCTTTAAATGGTGACGGTACTTATGGTGTAGACATTGATCTACCCGGAGATTATGATATTGATAATACTGACCTTGGTATGATTGTGCAAATAAGAGATTTTGATTATCGACTTTCTGTACATGAGTTTACATATCCAACTAATAATTCTTTGAAAGTATTCTATGGTGACGATAGCTATACTTACTATGATAAAGATGTAAATACAGGGGTAATGACATCATGGACACCCGGAGATATGACAGCATCAGATATAACTAAGTGGAATCATTTAATACAAATATCATTACTGGCTGGTTGGGATAAGTTTGGAAGCACGTCAAAAGCAATGCGAATATTCGCCGCAGTGCATTATGGGTTTTTAAATATTGCCGGAGGTACTGCGGCTACTACAACATTTTATGGTAGAGATACTACACAAACTGTCAATGGTCAAGCAGGGTATATCTTATCTGAAACACAAGGTTCAACACTCCAAACATATACAATAACTAGCGATGCATCTTATAGACTTATTGCTGCTGTAACAACAAACTGTAGTATATATAGAATTTCTTATCCTAGTGGTGCAACATTATTAGGCAACAACGTTGCATCTGATACAAGTTTTGTAAGAGGTGGAGAAGGATCAGTAAGTGGAACTTGGGCTTGCCCTTTGACTAACTTAACTCCCGGTGATGCAGTTTGTATTGTTGTAAATGTATGGTGTTATTTTAGAGATAATGCGTGGCTATCAGGTGATAAGGCTTTTGCTATTGTTTTTATTACTACTGTTTCAGAAGATTGGTGTACATTAGAATCTAATACATGGACTGTTTACAGATATATAACTGCTATTGAAAGTACAGGAGCCGGCGGTAACTACGCTACTGTTACATTATCATGGGGAAATTCAACAAAAGAAATGAAAACTACAGGGATAAAATATAAACCATTAGTATATTCTGGAAAAGATGTAGCTACTATTGGAACAAATGGTGTTTCAGAAGTTGATTATATAATGTATATGAAAAAGTATAGAGGAGATTAATGGATTACGGTCTTAGAGTAAGCGATACATTAGGTCATTCAGTCATAATAACTCCTAATGTATCAAATATTATAAGCTCTGGAACTACAGCAATGCCGCAAGCACTGAATGGCGATACAACATACGGTGTTGATATTGATCTACCCGGCACTAGCTCATATAAATTAGAAGATATTGGAGTTCAAATAAGAGTAAGATATTTTACATATTCGTTCTCTGAAAAAATGATTGGTGATGATGCTGGAGGGTATGCTTTTTTTAGAAGTATATATACTACTAGCAAAACATACTATTCTCGTAATGATGCCACAGGTGCAATGACAGCATGGGTTCCTGAATTTTTTAAAGATACTTTATATAATATGTTTCCTATTGGTTTTTGGGATCCGTTAGGAGCCACTACATTTACATCGGTAAGGTTATTCGCGGCAACATGTTATTTATGTTATGATAATTCAACATCAACATACAAAAAAGTTTATACTATTGATGATGCAAAATTCATTGATTATGTAGTTTATCTTAAAAATTTACAAACAGAGGAGGTATAATGTTATTAGGTTACAATAAGAATGGAGATATCCAATTTATATTTACTGATGAAAAATATTTAGCAATGAAATATCCAAACAATACAGCAAAGATAAGTAATTTTTGGGGAACAGTAAAGCATGATCTAACAGAATTATTTGTGCCTATAAGCACTTTTATAGATTGGGATAATTATAAAAATTATAGAATTGTAAATAGTGTTATTGTAAAAAAAACTAAAGAAGAAATAAACAAAAATAATATTAAAAAAAACATCATGAAAAGAGAAATCATTAAAAAAAAAAA